ATAAAACTATGAAAAAACTTCTAAGATAAAAACACCTGAAATGGGCCATTTTTTGACTTTGTGATATTTATATGTGAACAAAGATATTTTAAACTTAAAAAAGGAGAATACAGATGGCTAACCTAATTGATGCTTCTGAGATTTTTTTCACACCATTCGAACCAAAGGTCAAAAATAGATATATAATGTATATAGAGGGAATCCCCGCATATCTTATTAAAACCGCGGCAAGACCTTCAATTACTTTCGAAGAGATTGAATTGAATCACATCAATGTCAAACGATATGTAAAGGGTAAGGGTTCATGGGAACCACTCGATATCACACTTTATGACCCAGTTGTTCCTTCCGCTGCACAAGCAGCTATGGAATGGGTTCGTTTAGGACATGAATCAGTTACCGGTCGTGATGGATACTCAGATTTCTATAAAAAGGATATTACAATTAACGTACTCGGTCCAGTCGGCGACAAAGTTGAAGAATGGACATTGAAAGGTGCATGGATTACCAGTTTCAATGGCAATGATTTAGACTGGACATCCGGAGCAGATGCAATGGAAATTAGTCTTTCTTTAAGATATGACTACGCAATTTTACAATTCTAGAATAAAATAATAGGAGATATAAATCATGGGCTATGATAGAAAATTATACGAATCCATAGATAAACAATGGGAAAATTATGTTGAACTGGATGAAATAGATTTCAAAACTAAAGCTGATTTCGACGCATATAAAGAAAAACACAAAATGCGTGATACCACAAAAGTTCGTGTGGGTGGCAAAGATACTACTGCCGGCGACGCGTCCGAAGACCCAAATGATGATTTTAATAGGGGTGGTGAAAGTGGTGGTGAAGACGACGACATTGGATATAGTTCAGAAGATAGATGGGACGACTTAGACCAAGAAGAAAAAGATGAAATTGAGAATACTCCTTGGAAAGAATTGGAAAAGCGGGAACGGGATATGCTTAAAGATGCGGGCCTCGATCCAGAATCTAAAGCACAAGAAAAATCTGCAACCAAATCCGGCTCAAAAATGTCTGATAAAGAAAAGCAAAAATTTAAACCAAAATACGATCACGATTCCAGAACCCAAAGCCCTGAAGTAAAAGCGGCCTTGAAAATGCATTGGAAAAAAGCTGCACAATATGGCTGGGAAGATCACATTGGTACAAGTGATGAAGATTTTAAACATATTCATCCCAAAGTTATAAGTCAAAAGGTATCTAATAAAAAGCAGTGGGATACTGATAGTAGTTTTGCTAGTGAGAGTGATTTTAATAAGGGTGTTCGGAGACCGGAAGAAGACAGACGGACTACTGATGAGAGAAAAATGCAATTTATTAGGCAGGGAATACACCCATTCGGTGGTAGAATGACAGATCATGGGTCTGGGGTATATCATTATTCAAACATGTATCAGGCAGATCACCCAGAAGAAATTAAACATTATCAAGATGAATTAAAAGGACTTCTGAAAAAGGACCCAGACTTGATAAAACATGCCAATAAAAATAATCCCGATAATTATCTTCAAGATTTATTGGATTGGAAACCAGGAGATAAAGTACAATCTACTATAAATCACGAACCATATCCAGACTATCACGCGCGAAATGAAAAGGCCATTGGTATGAAATCTATGAAAGCCGCTGAAAAGGGGAAACCATTTACAACATTAACCAGAGGTGGCAAAGAAAAATACGAATCAATCTCCAAAAGATGAGAATCATTTATACAAAGGAAATAATCATGGAATTAAAAAATAGAAAAGTATTAATAGCAGCAGTGGTATTCGCCACCGCAACAGGACTGTTAGGTATTGGCGCACTGACCGCAACATTATGGGTTGAACTAACCAAATGGATTTTAATCACATTTGCAGGTGGTAATGGTTTTGAACATGCCGCTGGAGCATATAAAGCAAAAGCTGGGGAATAACAATGAAAAAGGGATTATATGAATCAATAGCTAAACAATGAGAAAATTTTGTTGAATTGGATGAAATCGATTTCAAAGATCAAGCCGAATTTGATGCATATAAAGAGAAGCATAAAATGCGTGATTCTACAAAAGTCAGGGTAGGTGGAAAAGATACTACGGCTGGGAAAGCTTCAGGCAAGAAAAAGAAACCGATGGTTTCATCCGATCATATACAAATGAGAGGATTACCTGGTTGAGAGCTTGAATCATTGGAAGGATATTTAATAGGTCCTAATGGTGAAGAACTTAAACCCAAAACTAAAGAGTGGAAAAAAATATATAAGAAATTGACTGGGTTTGATAAAAGGGATGTTGATGACGTTCTTTGGCAAAATAAAGATAATGCACGTATAAGTCGCTGACCATCTATCCCCAAATGGATTAGATAATGAAGCACATCAAGCTCACATCTTTAATGGAAGGTCCGAAATTTACAAGTATTAAGGACGCTCCAAAAAAATCCAAACCACTTCCAGATGATCTTATTCAATCATACAATGACAATGAAATGCAACTTAGATACCAACAAACACATGGGGCTGGGCTTGGTTGGCACATGCAAAATGAACAATATGGTTCAGTAGGAAATACTAGAATATATTTATGGAAAAGCTTTCAAATGGGTGAAAAGAAATTTCTTCAATTTGGAGTTGAACTTAATGGCAAATGTGAAATTTCAATGAGTGAGTGGGATGGCAAAGAAAGAAGTTATACGGTAGATAAAGTTCCATTTAAATTAAATTATGATGGGATTGAGTGGGGTGATTATTGGCACGACGATAATAAAAAACGTCAAAAAGAAGATGCTAAAAGATTTGATAAAGTTGTGAAACACGCCAAGAAAAATTGGTCTAAATATGCAAAGAAATTTAAATAAGAGGTTCTAAATAGAACAAACAAAAACAAACAAAAACAAAAGGAGTTACTATGAGCGAAGAAATGAAATTTCCTAGCGAAATTGTTTCGCTTCCGAGTAAAGGATTCTTCTATGCAGAAGATAATCCGTTGAGCTCAGGCGAATTAGAGATGCGGTATATGACCGCAAAAGATGAAGATATTTTAACATCACAAAACTTAATAAGAAGGGGGGTGGTTATTGACAAGTTATTAAAGTCCCTCGTAGTTGACAAATCTATTGATTTAGATTCAATGCTTATTGGAGACAAAAATGCATTGATGGTAGCGGCCCGCGTATTAGGATATGGCAAAGATTATAACTTTGAAGTCGATTGTCCTGCATGTTCAGAACATAATAAGGATAGTGTCGATCTAACCCTATTAGTTGAAAAGGATGTCAGTTTTGATGGTCTTGAAAAAGGAGTAAATGAATTCAGTTGAACACTGCCAAAGTCGAAAATTGATATTAAATTCAAAATGCTCACCCAAAAGGATGAACGTGAAATTGATGCCGAACTCAAGGGTCTAAAGAAAATTAGCAAAGATGACGTTGAAAGTGATGTCACTACTAGACTGAAAAAGGTCATTACAAGTGTCAATGGAAATTCAGAACAAGCTTTCATTAATAACTTTGTAGATACCAGCCTATTGGCAGTAGATTCAATGCCATTCAGAGAGCACCTTAGAAATATCACACCAGATGTTGATATGTCATACAACTTTGAATGTTCATTGTGTGCTCATGACGAGGAGGTGACTGTCCCTATGACGGTCCAGTTTTTTTGGCCTTCCGCCAGAGTATAGAGTAACCGTACACGAAGAAATCTATACTTTGTGTTATCATGGGAACGGCGGATTCAATCATACTGAGGTGTATCACATGCCCGTATGGCTCCGCCGCTTCTATATAAAAATGATTCAAAAATCTATCAAAGATGAACAAGATGCACACGATAAAGCCCAAAATAAGAATTCGGGTATTGCGCGTGGTCCACAACTGAAAACTTAGGAATTTGATATTTATATGTAAATAGATAGGATTGAACTATGAGTTCATACAAAACAATTAAGAATGAATTTGAACGGTTATGTAGTAAATATTTAATCGAAGTGCCGGACATTGTGCCGGCACTGGTTGATGATAAATGTGATACTACCAATCCTCCATATTTTATAAGAATAAAAGAACAATCATGCGATTCCATATATCAGGCTAGACATTTATTTGGGCATTATTTATCAGATTTACATGCTATAAATGACGAACAATCAGATATCGTCGCGGATATTATTGCCAAATTAATCGGAGAAAATTATGAGTAAATTAAATGAGGGCATCATGGATATATTGGATAACTTTTTAACATTTCTACTTAGAAATGACACGAAAGGTGCCAAGAAGTATATAAAGAATCATCCAGAAATAAAAAAACATAGAAAAGAATTGGATCGACGAATAAAATCGGCAAATGCTGCTTGGGCAGAAGTGGATATTGATAAACTTGAAAGGGTTATTACAAAAAAAGAATTCATGTCTGAATATTTCAAACGGTAATGGATTGGTAAGGATTAAATAAAATGGCAAAACGAACTTCTAGAAATATTGAGGCCAAAGAAACACTTGATTTAATGCGAGCTCAAATCACGAAGCTTGATGAGCAAATTGAAAAGGCCGATACTTTGGCAGAAAAGGGTAAAAAACGTAGTGCGGCCGAAGAAGTAACATATCAAAATATAAAAAAGCAAAATGCCGAATTAAAGAGAAAAATAAAAAACACCGCTACAAACGAAACTCAAATAGAAAATCTCGGGAAAAAATTTGCCAATCTTAGCAAGTCACAACAAAAGATTCTACAAAATACAGTCAATTGAACTGACAATATGGCAACTCTGCAAGGAATTACCCTAAAGGAATCGGAATCACTGCAAAAAATACGAGATTTATCTAGTGAAACTATGGATTTGGGTTTGGCTATGGTACACAACCGGAAGAATTTAAATTCTGAAGAATTTGAAACGGTTGATTTATCTTCACATTTATCCGATCTGATGAAAACTAGAAAATCTCTGGCCGACGGTGAATATGATATTACGGAACAAGGTGTTGAAAATAATATTAAACTGATAAACGCTCAAATCAAAAATGTTAAAAGTATGCAAGCACAGTCAAAAATGCATGATTTGATAAACAAAAAAAATACAGAATTAAATTCAAAAATTGAAGCTCAAAAGGAAAAATGGGGTGATATAAAGGCCAAATTGATATCCATTGTCACCAATCCAATAACGGCCCTTAAAGTTGGCATTTTGGCTATAGGGGTGGGGTTAGTAGCATTGGGTAAGAAAATGGTTGATTTCGGTAATGAAACTGGATTTTCATATGGTCAATTAATTCAATTTGGACCGGCCATATTGTTTGCGCGAGAGGAAGCGAAAGCACTATTGGCTGAGTTTGGTTCACTTGATATAGCGACAAGTCAAAATTTAATGAAAATGAAATTATTGGGATTCCAATATGGGGTATCCGCCGAATCTACAGCTAAATTGGCTGAAATGATGATGGCTGTATCAGGTTCATCCTTTTCAGCATCAATGCATAGTTTGGCAATGGTAGGTGAATTGGCTCGAGCAAACAAAGTTGCTCCAGCGGCAGTTATGGAAGATTTGGCTGGGGACACCGAAATGTTCGCCACATACGCAAAAGACGGTGGGGACAATTTATTTACAGCGGCAATCGAAGCTCGTAAATTGGGATTGAGTATTGCAACGACTGCAAAAATGGCTGAAAGTCTATTGGATTTTGAAAGTTCAATCGAATCTTCAATGGAAGCATCAATTCTATTAGGCAGAAATATCAATACGGATAAAGCTAGACAATTGGCATTTACAGGTGACTTGGCAGGAATGCAACGAGAGGTATTAAAACAAGTTGGTAGTCAAGCGGAACTGGAAAATATGCAGTATTTCCAAAGGAAAAAATTAGCTGCAGCATTTGGTGTGGGAGTTGAAGAATTAACAAAAATGGTATTGAATCAAGAGCATTTAAATCATATGTCAACCGATCAAACTGCCGCTGCAGAAAAACACGCTGCAATGGTAAAGAATATCGGGACCGCGTGGAACGACATTACTGGGGCTTTAAAGAAAAGATTTCAACCAATGTTAGAGTCCATTGGTGAAAAAATACCTGCAATATTGGAAACGATGAGTGGGTGGATAACTGACTATATAGCTCCAGCATTAGAATGAATGGTTAAAAATTGAAAAATAATAGCTATAACAGTCGGCGTACTTTTACTACCAGTTATTGCGATAGCGGCAAAATTTGCATTGATGGTGGCCTCCGTTGGTTTATTGGTCACTGGTATTAAAAAACTGTATGAATATTCTCCAGGATTATTGGCGAGCCTGACAGCTCTCGCTGCGGTTGCTTTATTATTCAGAAAACGAATTATTGGCAATGGAATGCTCACAAAGTTGGGCAAAATGAAAGGTTTGATATCTGGAATGGCCTCTTCAAAGGGTGGATTATCAACAGATAAGGCTGGCAGATTAAGAGATGCTAAAGGAAGATTTGCAAAAGCTCCAAAGCCAAAGGGTAAGGCTGGACTTGGATTCGTGGAACGAATTAATCCCAAAAAGATGTTGGCTGGTGCTGCAGCAATGGTAATTGTGGCTGGTGCATTATACATAACCGCACAGGCATTGGTGGTATTTAATAAAGTGGATTGGCCCAGTTTGGGTAAGGCCGCTTTAGCATTGGGTGGATTGGTAGTAGCGGTATTAGCATTGGGGGCAATAATGTCTAGTGGTGTTGGAACTGTGGCAATTTTGGCTGGTGCGGCAGCAATGGTAATAATGGCTGGCGGATTATTGGTATTGGGATATGCTATTCAGGCGATAGGAACTGGATTTACTATGTTATCTGCTGGATTTCTTAGTTTTGAACCTATACTTACAAAATTGGCCCCAATGACATCTTCCATAATAAGCTTGGGAGAAGCATTTGGTAAACTTGGTTGAGGTATGGCAAAACTGGCTGGCGGGGCATTATTATTGTCTCCATTTTTGCCTGTATTGGACAAATTGACTGGAATAGGTGGATCGTCGGATGTGACTGTTTCTGGAGATGGAAATACTGTTAATCAAGCGACTGATATGGCCGAAACGAATAAATTATTAACTCAAATAGTGGGTGTAAATAGGGAATTATTAAAACAAAATAAGGATTTGATGAACAAACTGACTGGTAAAGTTGGAGAACTGGGAGTATCGGACTAATGAGTATTATAGATTTAACAAGTGATTTATCAGCTGGTGCTGGAGACAATTTAAGTCAACATGGTGGACGCCATGGTGGATTATCAAATGAAACTCCATCCATGCCTGCACATTCAATTGAGCATTCTCAACTTGATACTGGAGTTGGTAATTCAAGTAATGCACAATCATTTAATGATGGTCATGGATATACTGTTACTGGAAATAAAGAATTTGATAGACCCAATGAAAGTGCATTAGCTAATATGCTGGAAGCGGTGGGCAGTCAGGTACACCCAACTGGTGAAGGTATTCAAACTGGTCCTGTTAATTATTTTAGTGGGGTTACTGGAGAATGGGGACCTGGGACATTGCCCGCTGGATTTACTTTTAATATGGCATACGGGGACTCAAAACTGGCACCAAATGACACAATGGCACTAAGTACAACCAGACATACTGTGGGGTTAGATACATTGGAACCTATCATCTTTGCGGCACCTAATGCATATGACAGCGATTTTATGACTACTCCAATTGCTAATAACATAAGTAATCTGCAGGGATTTTCAGATTCATTAACTCATAATGTAAGTATGATTACATTAACTGGACCAACCGCTGGTGAAACATATCAAACGGCAATAAATACGACACCCAGTACATTGGGCGCACATGGGAGTGATTTTATGACTACTCCAATTGCCAGTTATATTAGTAGATATGCTCCTCCAATTGAAACATCGGTAACTAATCCTGATATTGTTTATGACACTCCGGCGATAACATTGCCAATTTCATACGCTAAAACTAGAGCGGCATTTAATCATCACACGGCGATTCCATTTGCAGATTCTGTTCAATATATGACAGGAGACATAGCTGATACTGGTGTTCCAATATCATATGAGAAAACAGACCGAACATTTTTTGATCATTATCCAGAGGTAGATTTTGAAGATTCATTGCATTGGATTGAGGGTGATGTCAATTTGGCCGCACACAATCCAACTACTATTAGAGCTAGACAATTATCTAGAATAGCGACTGCTCCAGTATGATCCACAACTAAAGATGCTATCAATACATCATTTGTGGATGGAAAACAACCTACATTTCATATTCCAAAACAATATAGTTTTGTTGGTAATTATGGATTACAGACTAGAATACTGACCGATTCGGATGAAAACATTGATTGGGCTGGAACATACCTACCAAATAAAGCGTCTACTAAACCTACATCAACATTACAATTTGCCAGCTTATTTGGACCAATTAAAGACAGTAGATTTAAAACCGGCGATGCAATAAACATGACATTTACGGATATATTTGGGCATGCATATGAAGCATTGTCGTCATTGAATTCCAATATCGCTTTACCTACAAAAGAAGATACTCCAAGTCCTACGGATTCGTGGTTTAAAACATTCAGTATAGGCAAGTCATATACAAAAACATACAAACGACGATCTAGAATTCAATATTTTGATACCAGTACCACATTGACAATGGAACCATATACTAGAAATTTTCAATTGGGCAAACAGAATGAAAATTCACCAAAATTTCTGAATACTGGTTTTTATAGGGGGGAGGCTTATTCTCCTTCCGTGGCCAAAATTGGAGAGGGCAGCTCAATAACAAATAACACACGTGGTGATCAATCACGCTTAAAAGATTTGCATAAAGATTCGTGGGGAAATGATGATGCTACAAATTTGGATAATTATTACGGCCGTGGATTTAAAGACGGTGATGAACTCAATTATAGAATTGGAGATGGACATAATGATATAGGATTTAACCAACCATTTTACCTTCATGATATAGGAGATAAATATGGATTGGGTAATACAGGCGCTTTTGATGAGGGCATAGTACGTGGTGGATTAATTACATCCATATCAAGAACTATTGCCGATGTATTCAGAATCGGCAAATTTATACTTTCGACTAAAGGTGTTCTATTTGGAATAAAACAAGTGGCATTGCAGACCCTTAATACTAAGGAAGAAACTAGAACATGGAATCCATTGTCATTGGGTTCTATAACGCCTACAGTTCATATCAACCGACATTGGAATACTGGATCACCACTTGTATCATCTACCGTTTTGGAATTCGAAGCGGCCAATCCTTTAGATACAAAACTTGTTGATTGGGGTGAAAATTCATTGAATTATCATTTCAGAAAAGAAGAAGCAATTATAGATAATCCGGGAACAAATCCGTTATTATCAAAACTGGGAAGTCTACTGGGCAATAATGCGGAAGCAAGTAGAGAGATAGATAGAATTCGAAAAGATCAATTTGGTGATGATGAAAAATTTGCTGTAATTGATGTTGGAGATCAAAGTAATGCTGGAATTCTTAGACAATTTACAGATGGGTCTGAAACAACCGGAGATGGATTTTTCTTTAGGCCCGAGACATTTAATGCCGGTTTGAAAAAGGCTGGTTTTAGTCATATTAAGGCCGATTTGGGATCGAGTAAGCTTATGACAAGTAAGGTTGACAAAGTTAATGCCCTACCATACGGGAGTGTTAATGGAAAAGAGCCAAAGGAAATTAACAATTTAGAAGTACGAGATTTCATTCCATTTAAATTTAAAGATGTGGTCAATAATAAATGAATCATTTTCAGAGCCATTCTGTCTGGGATATCGGATAGTGTTACACCAGATTGATCAGAAGAAAAATACATAGGCCGCCCCGATAAAGTATATACATACGCTGGAGTGGACAGGGAAATAAGTTTCAATTTCAATGTATATCCAAAGACGAAACAGGAACTGCCAATTTTATGAGAAAAAATGAATTATTTAATTGGAATGTGTTACCCCAGCTGAAAAGATTTTTCCAATAGTGATATGGAACGAATGGTATCTCCATTTGCCGAATTGACCATTGGTAATATGTGAACGGGGGCTCCAGGATTTTTAACCAGCTTATCAATAACGGTAGAAGATAACACCACTTGGGAATTGGATGATCATTTCAAATTGCCCAAGCATTTAAGTGTTAGTGTTGGGTATAAATACATTGGAAAACACAAGCCGGCTCAAAAGGGTAAGCATTATGATTTGGATTGGCTGGATTATAAAAATAACAATAATAAAAGTTCCACTGCATATTTGGATAATCCAAATGGCAATTATCCCGATAGGCATTCCGATGGGATGGATTTAAGGGAATTGTTCGCGGAAATGGGGCAATCTGGAAAGGGCGATGGACCATTTTCATGGTCTGATCCATCGTGGGAGGATTAAAAAATGGGTAGATATACACACACCAATATAAAAAGAAATTCTTTAAAAAACCGTGTATTTAAGACTACATTGTATCCCAAGATTCCAATATTGGATTCTGATATTTTCACAATGTCCAAAAAAGGTGACAGGCTAGATTTGCTTGCATTTAAATATTATGGAGACACATCGTTGTGGTGGATAATAGCACTTGCCAATGATATAGATGATGCAAATTTTACATTAAAATCTGGACTGGATATCAGAATACCCACCGACACTGCACAAATATTTAGTGATTTGGAAGAATTAAATAGGGGGTTTTAATAATGATTAATCTACAACCCATACATAGTAAAATTAGGGCGGAATTGCACAGACGACAAAAGTTGTTAAATAGAGAAGGCATACTATTTGAAGGTCCGCAGACCGATGGTACTGGGAAAAAGAAAGCCGACGCAAATAACATTTTTGCAAAATCGACTTGAATCCGGATGGTTGGGCTTATCAAAGATGATAAACCTGTAATAATAGGTGGGGGATTGTTAAAAGAAAATCAAGAAGCATATTATGGTTTTGAGGATATGTATAATTCTCCTAGAAATACTGGTGATAATCAGTACAGACCAATGCCTGGAGTAAAAAGTATTAGTGTTGAATATAAAAATACATTGGCGACATTGCGTACTGCTACTATTAATTGGACTTGTTGGTCATTTGACGATGTTACCAAATATACTCCATATTTTTTAAAACCGGGTAGAACTGTTATTTTAGAATGGGGATATTCATATTCGGACAATGATATGGTATTACATGATATAAATGAAAAAAGCCCAGATATGATATTGGCACATAAAAAAATGATGGAAAATTCATTTAATTCCAATGGAACTTATGATGGTATGATTGGTCTCGTAACCAATTTTGAATGATCGACTAGAGACGATGGGGGAATCGATTGCACTACCAATATTTCTTCAATGGGATTAGACATATTAAAACAACGAATTACTCCAGTGGACAATATAAATGTCGCAAAAACGGATAAAAATGATAACCGAAAAGTTGAACTTAAACAAAATTTCCAAACATTTCTAAGGGACATTTCAACCAAACTTGAAAAATTTAAACATGTGGATGATGGTGGAATTGGCAATGAAGGAATGCCATTACAATGAATTAAGAATAGATTTGAACCATCTACCGGTGCCGATCCGAGATCACATGAATTATATATATCATGGGGATGAATAGAAGATAATATATTAAATAAATATTTAAGCAAAGTGGACGCTCACGGTGTAGTAATAAGTTCAATTCGAAGTATAGAACCTATATTAAAAGACAACGGGGATCAACACACAATCGAAACGGCTGGATTGGCTGAAACTGAAGGATTGCCCCCAGATCAGCTGGCATGACAATCAACTAAAATATCAAGTCATGATAAATTGATTTCTCCAGATTATAAATTTTTTATTTTACCTGGACAATCGCATAGAAATGTGGATGATCTTACTGATGTTCATCCGATATTGCGGGATTTTAATAAGGATTTCCCAACGTTCCAAGTAACTGATGATCCAGCTGAATATAAAAATTTAAAGATAGGATACATGCGAAATATAATGTTCAATTGGAATTATTTGATAACAAATGTATTCAATGACGCGTCTGATATCACCAGTGCACTTAAAAAATTGTTTGAGAGAATGAATGAAAATGTTGGAATATGAGATTTGCAATTGGTATCTGCACCAGATAGACCCGGTACATTAAAGATTGTAGACATGAATCTTACCAAACAATCTGTAAAATCGTTGCTTAAAATTCCGAGTGAATTGGATAAATATTGAGAAACTGTTACTGGTGGTTTATTCCATTTCCCAGTTATGGGTAAGGATAGTATTGTTACTGCACAATCATTAAATGCTAAAATTACAAATGAAATGGCTATGGCGATGATGTGGGATAATGCTGAGGAAATTACGTCACCTTCCCAAATGGGAGGCATTAAAATTGTCGCTGCTAGTAAATTGGGTAGTGCTCCTGGTGATAAAGACGGGCTGATTCATGATATTAAACCCGGTTGAAATTTTGATAAATTTGGTAATAAATCCGCTGGGGTAAATTCCAAATTTGATACGGAAAGTGGTCCCGATGTTGGTATTGAGGCCATTGATAAAAAAGGGTCAGATTCAGAAAATCACGATGATGAAACCGCCGAAACTGTCAAAAGCATACATACGTTGAAATTTACCGAAAAACAATTTTTTGATTTTAATTTCAAATCGGAAGATAAAGACACATTGACTGGCAGTGTTTATGGATATTGGGGGAATTTATTAAATACCAAGGACACTCCATGATTGGATGTCATGAAATATTTAATTACATACGATGAAAAAGAATCGGTTTCTATTGATTTTGATCCCATGGTCGCGTTGGAAATCTCATTAACATTGGATGGTATATCTGGGATTTTCCCAGGAAATTGTTTTACAAGCAATTATCTGCCTTCCCAATATAAAGATCGGGTATTATTTCAGGTTATGAGTTCTACACAAGAGCTGGACGCGTCCAGCTGAAAAACTTCCATTGTGGGAAAAATGAGAATATCCGTAAGGGATCAACTTGACACGGAAAAATCCGACCGAAATTTCCTAAAAGATGAAAAGGCCGAAAATGAAGAACAAATTGAAAGGACTGAGAACTCGGAAACGAAAGCTGAATTAATGAGACGATTGGGTTATATTATTCCGGATGCATTATAAAAAATGATAAAAAAAATTAAAAATATAAGAGATAAAATGGATCGTAAATTGACTGGTCGTATCACTGGGATAAATGAATTTACCTATGACAATGGTAACTGGGTTAGAGCCGACTTGCCATATTCTATATATTACACAAAGGATAAAATTGAATATTATATTACGGACACAATTGTTCCAGAAATAATTACACTAAAAAAGGGTAGTACCGATTTCGCCAAATATAAAAAGTCCAGAAATGGCAATATAGCATCCACCTGGTTTGTAACACCATACGCCGTGGAAGTGAAGAAAAAAGATATCAAAAATGGATATTTGGACAGGTATTTTGTTCAACGATTAAACGACAATCATTCTCCACTAATCGAGATCAATAAATCCCAATTTGGAAATCCATTACCATATTATACAAAAGGTCAAATACGCTGGGTCATATCTGGAAAATTGAATGATGTGGTAGAATCAAATATAAAAGCATTGGACTTGCTGAGAGACATATTTCCAGAGACATTCATATCAATTAGCTTCACAGAATACTGGCAGGATGTCCCAACAAAAAAGGAAGCAATCGAAAAAAAACTGGGGTTTTAAACATATACGCTGATACTTATAATAAAGGTTGTATAAATGGTTATTGAAACAATATCACAATTGGATGATTTTATGGCACTATGGGGTTCCCATGAGTGGATTGTAGTGCCCATTATGTCCGACACCAAAGTACACCCATTACAGAACAAATTATGTGTCCTATACGTCAAACCCATAGAAAGTGATACCGACGCTATTTTGGCATTCGATCATACAGAATCATTGAATCTTCCATATGACGCTCTGGCCAAATTAGAGACTGGTCAGAAAAAATATGTGTACGATAAAAAGGAAATGAATCATATATACAAATTTGACAATGTAATCGATGTTAATATGCTCCACTATCAGATGAACAACAAGCCGCTGTTGATCGATAATATCACGACTCCAGCACACCAGTTTTTTCACGTTAGGCATTATAGAAAATCGAATTTGAACTCGGTCATCCCTATAATGAAGCACTTGGAATATTGCAGAAATTTGGCTGGCGAGTTGGGAATATGGACATTCATACCACCAAATGATTTATATAATAATCAGTATATGGACAATATGGAATACATAGAATCGGCGGGATTGCGGACATTAGACGGCATGGCATATACGAATTACAATATGTACACTAGTACGGGGAGACCTTCAAATGCGTATGGTGGTACTAATTACGCGGCATTGAATAAATCGGATGAGACTAGAAAAAAATATATCAGTAGATTTGGCAAGGATGGATACTTGATTGAATATGATTTCAGCGGTAATCACTTGTATATCATTGCTGATTTAATAGGATTCAAATTTACAGAATCTCCCCACGATTACCTTGGAAAAATTTATTTTGATACTGACAAGCTAACCCCAGAGCAATATAAAGAGGGCAAAGGGATCACGTTTCAATTATTATATGGGGGAATTGATAGGGAATTTGAAAAAATCGACTTTTTTGCACAAGTTAATATGTATATACAGAAGTTGTGGAATAAGTATAAAATGCATAGCGTAGTGTCTCCCATAAGTGGGAAAACCATATACAAATCAAATTTAAAAAATATGAATCCACAAAAATTGTTTAATTATATGTTACAATTACTGGAGTTCGAAGATGTACATGAATACTTGAATCAAATTAAAATTATATTGGATAGATCAGAAACTAAGCTTATACTTTACACTTATGATTCGTTACTATTCGATTTTAACGGAACTGACGGTAAGGAATTACTGATTGGAATTAAGAGAATTATGGAAAGCCAAGGCAAATTGGTAACTGTAGATATGGGCGTAAATTATTATGATATGAAAAGTATCGATAATTATTTTGTGTAATATTTATATATAAAGAATGGAGAAAAAAATGAGTTTTGACTTTAACACCGATGAATATTTGGACGCACTATTAATAGAGTGGGGCTACAGAGTCCACGATGGAATGCCAAATCCCAATGATTTTGGTCATCAAATGGCACTTAGGGATATATTAACCGAATGGGATTGGGATATACCCACGATCAATGAATTTATTACAAATTTGAAAAATGTAAAAACATTGAATGAAAAAATAGGGAAGGTGTATGTTCAGAATGATAAGGATGCACCGGCCGGAGCGGAAATCGAAACTGGACCAAAGGGTGGCCATTATTACAAGGGTGATCCTAAAACTGGAGAACCGGCAAAATCTGATGGTGAATCTGGAGGAAAAGATGAGCCAAAATCTGATAGTCGGGACAATGGGGATCAAGGCACTGATAAAAAGCATGAAGAATTGACTAGTACTGATCATCAAAAAACCGACTCCGCTCTAATGATGACAAAAGAAGGTGCTAAAGCTCAGGCGAAACAAACGGGAATAAAGGGTGTCGGTGCCGGAACAGCGGAATCGAGAGCAGGAGAAGCCGCGGTTCACAAAACATTGAGATTGCTTAAGAGTGGAAAATCCATGGATGAAATCGAATCTGAATTAATGGATATTGCTAATAAAAAGGAATCCGTTTTAACTAAAGAATGGGTAACGGCAGCTATCGCGTCTGGCAAATCTATTGAAAGCATGTTTGGAATGGATAATATAGATGAAATTATGTGGGATACTCCAGAAGGAAATTCCGCTATAAATACTACTGGTCATGGGACTTCTTCGGATATGTTTGTTAAATTAAAAGATGGAACTAGAGTTGGGATAAGCCTTAAAAAGAGCGGACAGGTATTTCTGAGCAATGGTGGATATGGAAAAGTATTTGACACAATATCGGTAGAATTAACCAAAGGTGGGGTGAGCAAATCCGATCTTGAAGAATTTAAGAAAAAGGCTGGTAAAAAGTCATATGTTGCCGATTTGAAAAAACAGGTTAATGAAGGTGCCAGTGCATTTGCGGAAAGTGCAAATTCAAATGAAATTTTGAAAAAATTATTAAAAGACGACAAATATGCCCGAGACACATTGGGCCCAAATTTTGAAAAATATAGAAAACGGATCGACTCGGAATTTGTAAATAGAATTTCTGGGAAATCTGGGAAAATGAATGGACTTGATGTTAGGACGTTTGCTAAGATTGCACAATCTTCATCTTTTAGAGAAACCAATCCGGAAGTATATAATAATATGAGAAATGCTGATGCTAGACTTCTATCTAGATTTTTGGAATCCGTTAAGGACAATCCACAGATTGAAGATGGATTTAAAAAACATATTTTGCATGGAATTCATATTGATGAAACATTGGGCATTACTCCCAATAAGAGTTTGGATAAGTTTATTACTGTTTATGGTATTCCACCAGATGGGTCGAAATTGAGTGAAAAGACATTGATGACGATATTTGGTAACAAATCCAAAAATATACTCGAAAAATTCAGAGATGCTCCAGATAATGAAAAAGATAAATATAAAAAAATGTTAATGGATGAAATTGAATCGAAATTGGTAATTGATTATAAAGACGGTTCAAGGGATGGGTCTATAAAAATAAAACACGAAGATGGAACTGAATATCCATTATTCAAAATGTCGGCCAGATCAAGGGGTATAGGAGCTTCACCTACAATGGAAATAGTGCAAACCACATTTATGGCTAACGCTCTACAATATGGTATGGATATTGATCAGTGGCCACCACTTCAAGAAAAGAATTTTCTAAAAAAATCCATTGCTGAATATAAAGAAGAATTAAAAGACGCGGCACCAGCTAATGCTCCATATATTAAAGAAAAGATATCGGAACTTAAACAGAAATTGGTGGAAATCGGAAATAAATAATCCCCCGCTACGAAAGGAAATGCAATATGCACACGCAATTACTTTGCTCATTCACAAAACGGAATCAGTTGCACGATACGATAGATTTAATCATTGATTACCATGAAATACTATTCAATAAAATATACGTGTTTCAAAATGAAGACAATTTCCACCAGTTGATATGCACATACAATATAGAACAGGATACTGAAAATTACCTTACAAATAAGGATACCATTTCCTTGCATAGAAAAAAACAATCCAATACACTATATACCATTAACGCTCTTAATGAAGTGATTAGGCGTAAGAACAATGGGGTACTGGATAAGACATTTCCAATAGATTGAGACGAATTCAGAAATAATTTATTGCTTACGAACTCCTCTGGGTTTGTTAAAATACCCACCCGGATATATACAATCATTAATGTAACCGAATGAGAATCTAAAGAAAACTAAAACTGCCCCCGATTGGGGGTTTTTTTTGCGGCATTGCAAAATAAAGCTTGACTTTGTGCGGATAATCTTGTATCTTCATCTAAGGAAAAGAGGACAAAATGACTGACGAACACACACTATTTGAACTACCAGAAGATATGGATGGGACAATATCGGATGTAATAAATTCAGATAATTTAACAGATGTTGCAGAGGTGGCCAGACAGGCTGATAATGGAACATATCATTCTGGATTGGGATCGGTGGAAATCCGAAGATCACGAAAGGCTGTGAATATTTCGGTATCATTTCGTGGAAATATGGGTACTCGCAAAGATAGTGTAAAACAGGCGATGGATACAATCTTCGGGATTGAAGATACATTGCACAAATTAAAATATCATCCAAAGGTCATAAAATATCAACCAAGTGGCCATTGGGATTATTTATATGAGATAGAAATAAGGGTAAAAAAATGAAATTAAAAGATTTACAACCATACGATTCATTGACATTCAGAAATAACAGGGTGTATCTAACTTATGCTGGAAGCATTTGGGGCACACATAATGAAGACTTCACGTCTAAGAAAAACATAAAATTTGATATTGTCCGTGTGGAACGTGATGGTAAAATCATATTTGAGGACGAGGATTATAAGAGGTTACATAATGTTACTAACTAGAAAAGAATTTGGGATGCAGGTATTTGAACGTGATATTTCACTATGCGTAATATGTGGTGAAGAGGCGGTCGATGCACATCATATAATGGACAGGAAACTGTTTAAAGATGGTGGGTACTACTTGGACAATGGGGCCTCATTGTGCTCCAAACATCACTTGGAAGCGGAAAATGGTGATATTACTCCAGCCGATCTGAGGGAAATTATTGGCATTGAAGAAGTGATTCTCCCCGATGGGACATACGATCCAAGATTGGATTATGACAAGTGGGGTAAAACACAAAAATATTTCAAGTACCCACGAACGTATCATTTTCCTTGGTCGGAAGGACTTCAGAATGATGACAAGATGATGGAAAATCCTGATCAATTTATTGGCAAAGAAGTTGTTGTAACTGTGAAAATGGATGGTGAGAATACGACAATGTACAACGACCATTTCCATGCTCGATCATTGGATAGTAGACATCACAATAGTCGCAATTATGTAAAGGGAATCCATGGTTCTATCAGGCACCGTCTCCCTGCAGGGTGGCGCGTGTGTGGTGAAAATTTATATGCAGAACACGCTATCAAATATAAATATCTGGACAGTTATTTCCAAGCATTTTCAATATGGCAAGCTGACAATATTTGTTTATCATGGAAATCTACACTTCATTATATTGAAGATTTGGGATTAACACCGGTCGCTACAATATATGAAGGAATATATGACGAATCGATAATTCGTGAAATTGGAGACGATTTGATGATAAATGGGTTGGATGGTGATGAGGTTGAAGGTTATGTAGTTCGTCTGGCTGACAGATTTCACTATGACGACTTCGCTGATTCGGTTGGAAAATGTGTCCGTGCTGGTCATGTCGGGGCAACTGATGATCATTGGATGTCCAAATGGAATGAAAAAATGGTAAATAAATTAAAATAATAGCAGAAAACGCTTGACTTTGTCATTTTTATCTTGTATCTTCAGGTATGATAAGAGAGGAAATACCAATGTTTACAAATATTACGAAAAATGAATTACGACTATTAACTGATATTTTTAGGAGTGATTTTTTGCGTCTCGCCGAAATGGGTGATTTTGTTGAATATCCCGTGGGTGCAACTATATTTTTAAGTGGTATGAATCACAACCCAATGACATCGGAATTAAAGCCTAAGGTTTTAATACCCGAAGTAAAATTTAGTGATTGGGATAAATTGGTATTAAAACGGGCATTCCCCACATTTAAAGGAATTAGTATATAAAATGGCTATAGTAACCAAACAAGAATTTGATAAATTAGAAGCATTTTTGAACCTAAATTTGGTTCAATTGTTTAAGAAAAGTCCGTATATTTCGATTGAAATTGAACGGGTAAGAGACCAATATATCAGAATTTGGGGTAAAAACACTTCTGGTAAAATTGAAAACGAAAACGAATTCAGAATTTCGATTACCCATACTGAAATTTATTCAAATGTGTCTCCAGGTAGATTTGTATATGAACCGGGATACGCTTCTTTTCTGTACCACAGAGATCGTCGTGAAAAGAAATTGGGTAAATTTAAGAAAATATTCACATTGGCCAACGACGCGATGAAACAATATGAGCAACATATTCGGCAATTAATCGATGAGAAAAACAAAGTTGAAGATTTCAAATACAACGCAATTTCAGAATTCGATGATGGAAATTTTAATGTCACAACTCGTGGGACTAGAACTATTGATATAGCTAGTAAAACCCGTGAAATGGAAAAACGTTCCTATTATGGGCAAGAGACAACAACGGTTCCATTACCTTTATTGACATTATCAGCTCAGCCCGATGGTCAGTATTCAATCGATTCAGGCTCTGGAATGATTAGAGAATGGGACAAATTTGAATTTAAGGCCCATCACATCAAGGAACTGGCAGAATTTTTAGAAAAAGTTATGTTTGAAAACGAACACATGACCGACTATTTGGAGGAAGATGATGATTGAGAAAGCAAAATCGTACGCAGTACATAGACACAGCATAGCAAATCAAACCTATGATGGAAAACCATATGAAACCCACTTGAGCGAAGTGGTAAACGTGGTTGAAGAATTTAAGCATCTAATTCGGGGATTCTCCGAAAACTACGAACAACTGATTTCAGCGGCATGGAACCATGACGTATTGGAAGATACAGATACCAGCTATGGAGATTTGGAAAAGGTGGTTGGAACGGTAGTTGCTGATTTGGTATATAGAGTTACCAACGAATTGGGAAAAAACAGAATTGAACGGGGAATGAAAACTTACCCCAAAACAAGAGAAAGCCACGGAGCCACGTTTCTAAAATTATCGGACAGGATTGCAAACACCCGCCGGTCAAAGAGGAACGGGCATCGCATGTTTAAAGCATACACTAAGGAATACCCAACATTCAGATACGCTCTAAAGCGTGGGGTACTCTTTGCAGATATGTGGGCACATCTCGATGAACTATATGGATATGAGGAAGATTAAAAATGACCAAGACAATTGAAACTGAATATTATGGAACCATTACGGTAAGGGATGCTATGGCGTCTCCCGACGGGACAAGTTTACAACCATTGATTGAAATCCGTGGGGAAAATGTGGACATTGACATATACGAGATGCATTCCGATGAAGTCACCGAGGATAACATCGATGAAATCATTGAAGACAACGAATCGGGATATTAAAAATGACTAATCAAACATACGAATATGACGAATCGGTATGTTGTGAATTATGCGGTCAGGAATTACGGCGTATTAAACAACTGATTAAATTGGATGACATGGGTCACTTCCCTAGTGATTGGGAAGCGACAAAAGAACAACACGGAGATTTGGCCAATTGTATCAAATATTTACGAAAAGAATTGGACAGCGTTCGAAGCGCGCAATATCCAACGGAAACTAGAGGATTTAGATAATGAATAAATTAATTATAATGGTGGCAGTACCAGGGGCTGGCAAGTCCACTATCGCCAAAGAAATAGTGCGTAAAGACCCATCAAATTGGGTTAGGATTAACCGCGACGATCTCAGAATGATGATGAACGGCGGAGCATATTCGGATGAACTAGAAATGGTTGTAGCTAAGACTGCATTCGATATGGCCAAAAAGGCATTGAAAAAGGGTCTGAATGTTATTTCAGATGATACCAACTTAAAGGGGAAAGTGCGTAAACAATGGCACAAAATTGCCGAAAAAGTCGGTGATGTTGAAGTAATTGAAAAATATATCGATGTAGATTTAAAGACCGCTTTGAAGAGAAATGCTGGCCGTCCTGTAATTGATCAAGTTCCAGAGGGTGTGGTTAAAAAATTCTTCACGAAATTCATCAACAAGAATTTAAACATAGTTCCTAAGAGCTATTATCCACCAAGCACAAATGGGTCGTTCTATATCAAACAGGATGAGTCATTACAAAAATGTATCTTGGTTGACATTGATGGTACTATTGCAAAGATGACCAACAGGGGACCATTCGATTGGTCTGCTGTATATAAGGATGATGTAAATGAACCAGTACATGAGTTGTTGAAATTCATCCAACATTGCAATTGGACTGATATGGAACATTGTATTCCTGAAGAGGATATGGTTAAAATCATATTCTTATCAGGCCGTGATGGACACGCTCGCGATGAAACAATCCGATGGTTCGCTGATAAGACTTGGTTCCCAGTAACATACGGGGACAACCTATTCATGAGAGCACCAGATGATATACGCCGAGATTCAATCATTAAAGATGAATTATATGAGGCTGAAATCAAGGGCAAATACAACGTGTTATTCGTATTGGATGACCGTGATCAAATGGTTGAACACTGGAGAGAAGTGGTCGGAATACCATGTTTTCAAGTGGCCGAGGGTGATTTTTAAATAAAGGAGAAAGTTATGAAGCTTTACAGAATCGAGCACAAAGCAACAACTGATGGAATGTGGACAGTTAAATTTGATGGTGAGTTAGTACTTGAAAAACTAACCGATAGGAGACTGGCCGAAATGCCCATGCCCCATGATGATATTCATAGGACAGACGGTAAGATTTGGAAAACTGCAGTTGGTAGCATGGCTGATATGTCTTATTGGTTTTCTAAACGGGACGTTCAAGAAATGGTTGACAATGGATTTATAATGATTGAATTTGATTGTGAAGAAACCATCGAAATGGAACATCAGATTATATTTAATGACGCTCTACGGGAAAATGTGGTTGATGTAACAGCCAAATTTTTGGAAAGTGTTTAAAAATAAATTAAAATAATAGCAGAAAACGCTTGACTTTGTCATTTTTATCTTGTATCTTCAGGTATGATAAGAAAGTCAAAACAAAACACAATTGGAGAAAAAAATGGATAGAAGACGCGCACGTGTATTAGGAACAGAATTAGAAACCGTATTGGCAGAATTTGCTGCAAAGAACGGTTTGGAAGTAGAGAATAAGGGTGGGAAGTTTGATTCACTTTCATTCGCTCCCAAATTTGAGTTCCGCGAGGTCGGTGTGGAATCCCGTGAGGCGTTGGATTTTAAATCTGAGGCACATTACTACGGTTTGGAACCAACCGATTTGGGTCGTGAATTCATGTCAAACGGCAAGACATTCCGTATCACTGGTTTGAAAACTCGGAATCGTAAGATGCCCATCATCGCTGAAAATGTGGTTAATGGGCGGAGTTACAAATTCCGCTCAGAGAATGTCAAAATGGCATTGAGTCGTTAAGATACACTTGTACACCGAAGAAAGCATCAGAAATGGTGCTTTTTTTTTGCGAAAAAGCAAAATAACGCTTGACATTGTCATTTTTTTCTTGTATCTTCAGGTATGATAAGAGAGGACAATCAAATGAGAAAAATAACTGGAATATTTTGGTATGAAACTGAGTACGAACTAATGAAAGACGAAGAGGGTTTTTTCGTTAAAGTTGGTGAGGAAATCACTCGGTTAAAGGGTGTACGAATGAGCAAGAGTATTGCTTTTCAGTACATTGATTTTCTAAACAAAGCAGTGGTCGCTTTAGGTGGTAACACCTTTGGTTACTTCTCTGGATTTAACAAATATGATTTCCCTGCTGAAAAGGCGTGGGACGGTTCATTAATAGCTAAGAATTATAAAGGATAATATAATGACAAAAAGTGATCAGATTGAATTGCTAGAAAACGCTCAAATGAAAATTAATGAGGCTATCGAATTAATCGAAGAAGCCGTATCGGGTACTGATAATCAAATGTCAGTCGATGCGTATTTAGTGGCACACTTGGATAACTGGGCAAATGGTGGAAATCCATACGACCAAACTATTCCAGTATTAATAGAAGAAATGGAACAAGAGGAAAATTAAAATGACATTACAAGAATTTATTGACGACAACAGAGCCGAATTGGATTTAATGATTCGAACGGCTATCGACCAACCAAATTTCGATTTGGATGATGACGAACGTAGATTGTGGATTATGAACGATGAAGGTCTCTATAACTGGGCACTTGAATCGGGAGTAGAGGAAATTTAAGATGGTATTACTATCGGGCGCTTTGGCGTCAATAACAGTAGCATTGGGATTTATGAAATTGATTGAAACATTGCCATCATATCCCAACGATAATACAAGGGAAAATGGATAATGGAAGTCGTATTAACTCCAAAAAATGTAAATGATTATCATTTGATATATCAAAATGCTCCACTCCATACTCAAGTAATGGAACGCATTGAATCCGGAGAATCGGTCAAGCTTGAAGTGGAAATTCAAACCAATGCACAATTTTTAGTGGTAGATATTGAGGGGAATTTGAATCTGAGATAATAAAAACTTCATAAGATTATTTTAAAAAATAGCGAAATAAAGCGGCGTTTTTCTCCGCATGCTTACTATATATTAATGTGAAAAGGGTTTTATTTAATGAATAATTAAATAGTAACAAGTAAAACATTAACAAATAAGCATTGAAAAATTAGGAGAAAAATAATGACCGATATTAATGCATTGAAGAAGCGACTAGAACAACTTGAATCATCAAACCACCGTGTAAACAACCTGTGGAAACCTTCCCCAGGTAGAAACCTAATCAGATTAGTACCTTATAAAATGGATATGGATAATCCATTTATTGAGCTGTACTTTCACTATGATCTAGGTGGAAAAAACTACCTATCCCCAACATCATTTCAAAGACCAGACCCAATTGAAGATTTCGCTAAGAAGCTCCGTGCTTCAGGCGACTCCGAAGGTTGGAAATTGTCCAAGAAACTGAGTGCAAAAATGAGAACTTATGTTCCTATTATAGTACGTGGTGAAGAAGATCAGGGCGTTAAGTTCTGGGGTTTTGGTAAAACCGTTTACCAAGAACTTTTAGGATTCATGTCTGATCCAGATTACGGTGATATTGTCGACCCAACAAGTGGTCGTGATGTCCTCGTGGAATACAAATCAGCAGAAGAGCTGAATGCAAACTTCCCAAAAACGACCATTCGCGTAAAGCCGAATGTCACTCCATTAACAGATAACAAAGCACAGTTAGATAAATTCTTGAATGAACAGAAGGATATTCGTGAAATTTATCAGGAGCTCACTTATGATGAACTAGCTGAAGCTCTAAACGCATACCTTAGCCCAGACGACGAAGAAGCGTCCGATGATGGTGAGGGTGTTACGAAATCTCAAATGCAAGAATCCATCGAAGCTTCATCAATTGATAATTTTGATGAAATTTTCGCGGAAAAGAAATAAGATAAATAATAATAGGGGGACTTCGGTCCCCCTTAATTTAGGAGACGCATATGAGAGATCGAGACGAATTAGCCTCAGTAATTGCCGATTCATTGAATAGTGCCGCTGATGATACAGTTGCATATTTTCTGGATGGAGAATCAACACCTACGGACGTATCCGATTGAATTTCAACGGGATCGTCTGAATTAGATTTAGCAATATCTAATATTCCACATGGAGGAATACCAGTAGGTAGAATCACAGAATTTAATGGACTTGAAGGAACCGGTAAAAGTCTTATCGGTGCCCATATCCTAGCCAATACTCAAAAAAAGGGTGGGGTGGCCATTTACATTGATACGGAAACATCTGTTAGTCCACAGTTTTTAACAGCGATTGGCGTTGATGTTAGAAATATGATTTATGATCATGTTGAAACCGTTGAAGAAATTTTCGAACACATCGAAAGTATTATACTCAAAACTAGAGAAACGGAAAAAGGTCGATTGGTTACTATATTAGTTGACAGTATTGCCGCTGCTAGTACAAAAGTTGAGATGGAAGCCGATTATGATAAGGATGGTTGGGCAACGACCAAAGCTATTGTGATTTCAAAAGCCATGAGAAAAATTACCCAGACGATTGGCAAACAACGTGTGGCGTTAGTATTTACAAATCAATTAAGGCAAAAATTGGGAGTGGGATTTGGTGATCCATGGACTACTTCTGGTGGTAAGGCTCTGCCATTCCACGCTTCAGTTAGAATACGATTGAAGAATATGGGCAGAATAAAAGTTGGTACTGGTACAAAGGAACGGATAATTGGGATGAAAATTGGAGCCCAAGTAATCAAAAATAGAATGGGACCACCATTGAGAAAAGCCGAATTTCAGCTCGATTTTGCCTCTGGCATTGACGACTTGGGAAGTTGGATCAGGATATTGGCCGCATATAAGATTATAAAACAAGCTGGAGCTTGGTACACAATTGAGTATGAAGATAAATCGATAAAATTCCAAGCTAAGAAATTTGAGGAAGTTCTTGAAAAGAATCCCAAATTGAAAGAATATCTATATCAACAAATATGCGAAAATGTTATATTGAAGTATAGAAATGTCGCAAATGACGATGAAGAAATCGTAGTAGAAACGGTTCCAGAAGAACCGGATGACGAGGTTTTAGAAGAAGAATAGAATCTTCTATCAAATTAGGGGTGTTTTTGTTTTGGGTTATGAACTCCAATAATACATACATAAATATATAAAACTTGAAAATGCCCCTTTTTACGAAAGGAATTATGAATAAACAGACGTTGCAAAGAATATTTGATCAGATTCAAAAGGAACATGATGAAATAGAAGATTTAGAATTTAATAGCAGGGTATTAATAGTAGATGGATTGAACACATTCATCCGAGCATTCAGTGCCGTACCAATGACTAACACCAATGGTGCTCATGTCGGGGGTATAGTTGGATTCTTGAGGTCTCTAGCATTCACAGTAAAAACATTAAATCCTACCCGACTGATAGTTACATTTGACGGTAAGGGTGGATCAGTGCGCAGGAGAAAATTATTTCCTGAATACAAAGGCAAACGGAAAATCTCCAAATTAAATAGGGGTGACGTGTATAGTACCGCTGAAGATGAACACGAATCAATGATGATGCAATTACGCAAGACGATAGATTATCTGGGAACACTCCCATTGTCATTGGTAGTTATAGAGAATATTGAAGCGGACGATACAATGGCGTACATCGCGAAGCAGGTTTTGACCGATAGTAAAATCACATTTATGAGCACCGACAAAGATTTCTTGCAGTTGGTTAGTGACAGGATTTCAGTTTGGTCTCCTACCAAAAAAATATTATATACACCAGAGAGAATAAAGGAAGAATACCAAATTCCACCTAATAATTTCTTAGCATATAGAATCATGGAAGGTGACGTATCGGATAATATTCCTGGGGTAGGTGGAGCAAAAATCAAAACAATTATAAAAAGATTTCCGGATATTCTGGATGAAAATGTAAATATGAAAATCGAAGATTTAATACAGCATGCCAAGTCACAAGAGAACAAATTGAAAGTATATGAAAATGTGATAGACAATGAAAATATATTACATTTGAATTGGAAGCTGATGCAATTGAATGAAGTGGACATTAGTAATGCTTCCAAATTCAAAATTCTATCCGCCATTGACGGTGAACATCAGCAACTGAATAAGCTAAAATTTGAGAAAAGATTTATCCAAGATCAATTGCAACAATCAATTCCAAATGTGGACACTTGGTTGAACCAATCATTTTTAACATTGGATAAATTTGCAAGAGAGCATAATGGGAAGAAACAAGAAGTATAATACCGTAGAAGAACGCAAAGAGGCCCAAAAGAAATGGCAGGCCGATCATTATGAACGCAATAAAAAAGAAATATTGAAAAAGGCTAGAGAGCGTTATCGCGCTAAAAAAATAGAAAAGGCCAAACGTGACCGAATGAAAAAATTATACGATGAGTAAAAAATAAATGAATATAATTGAAAATATATCAGCGTTTTTTGCCATATATACGATATCTATATACACGGAAAAGAACATAGGTCACGGGATTAAAGGAACAAATTTTTATGTCAGATGAGCAATCAAAATTCACAGGTTATGGGTCTTCATTTCAGACAAAAGTAATATCTTCATTACTAGCTGATACGAAGTATTCTCAAACAATTGGAGATATATTAGAACCAGTCATGTTTGATAGTGAGGCCAATCAATGGCTAGTGGACATAATAAAAGAATATTATGTTGAGTACAAAACAAATCCAACTCTGGATGTATTAAAAATCAAAATAAACGATATACAGAACGATATACTACAGGCATCGGTCATTGTTAAATTAAAAGAAGCGTGGCAACAAATGGAATCCACGGACTTGGAATTTATCAAAGAGGAGTCCTTAGAATTTTGCAAAAACCAAATCCTAAAAAATGCGATTATAAAATCGGTTGACCTATTACAGAATAAAGAATACGATTCGATTAAGGGGTTAATTGATGGTGCCCTTAAAGCTGGATCAGAACGAGATATAGGCCATGATTATATTGTGGGCTTGGAGGAACGATTGACAAAAAGCGTTAGAGATACGGTAGAAACCCCTTGGGATTCTATCACAGAATTAATGGACGGGGGAGCTGGAGCTGGAGAATTGATAGTTGTGGTTGCACCGGCTGGAATTGGAAAAACTTGGGTGCTACAAACCGTAGCCGCTCATGGTGTAAAAAAGGGTTTAACAGTAGTACATTATACACTGGAATTAAACCAAAATTATGTTGGGTTGAGATATGATACTATCATTAGTGGAATACCAACCGCAAACATTAAATATCATCAAGATGAAGTGAAAGCTGTAATTGATGCATTACCGGGAAAAATGATAATCAAATACTGGCCGACAAGATCGGCATCGGTACAAACGATTGCGGCACACTTGAAACAAATGGAAATTCAGAATATTATACCAGATTTGGTTGTAGTTGATTATGCTGATATTTTAAGAGACGCGTCGGGTGCTACAGAAAAAAGATTTCAACTTGGTAATATCTATGAAGATTTGAGGGGCATGGCTGGGGAATTCAATATTCCAGTATGGACTGCATCTCAAGCTAATCGTAGTGCACTGGAAGAAGAAATAATTGATGCGTCTAAAGTCGCTGAAGATTATTCAAAAGTAATGACAGCAGATTTTGTAATGTCTATTAGCAGGCAGGTGTCTGATAAGATTGCAAATACGGCTAGGTGTCATGTGATTAAAAATAGATTTGGTCAGGATGGAATAACCCTGCCAATGAATATGAACACGAATGTAGGAAAAATAGAAATCTTTGAAGGTCAGAGTTTTGGCGGTAAAGAGCAACAGAAAAAAATGAATAACGGGGATGAATATGTCCGTAAGGAATTGAAAAATAGATACAAAGATTTAATGAATGATGATGGAGAGAAAAAATTGGATGGGTACGAGTAGGAGAAAATAAATGATAAATTTTAAATTATCGGATAAATTTATAGATGGGTTTAAGAGAAAACGGGCACCCTTTGGGTTTAACGGTCTCGGGGCATTGGTGTATATGAGGACATATTCACGCATTAAAGAGGATGGTTCAAACGAACAATGGTGGGAAACTGTCCAGCGTGTAGTTGAAGGTACATATAGTATGCAGAAGAAATCCATAGAAAATGACGGTCTGGGATGGAATGCATGGCAAGCACAGCGATCGGCACAAGAAATGTACGAGCGTATATTTGAAATGAAATTTTTACCACCCGGACGTGGATTGTGGGCAATGGGTACTCCCATCACCGAAGAAAAGGGATTGTATGCCGCACTTAATAATTGTGCGTTTGTATCTACTGAAAATCTTAAGGATGATTTGGCCAAGCCATTTACATTTCTTATGGATGCGTCGATGCTGGGCGTTGGCGTTGGATTTGATACAAAGGGAGCTGGGGCACTTATTGTCAAAGGTCCCAATATGACTAGACCAGTTGAAATATACCAAGTTCCAGATTCTCGTGAAGGTTGGGTAGAGGCAATGAAACTTGTAATCGAAAGCTACTTTCAAGGAACATCTGTGATGGAATTTGATTATTCATTAATCAGGGGTGAGGGAGAACCAATCAAAGGATTTGGTGGAACGTCTAGTGGGTATAAACCATTGGAAGATGCCATTGAACGTGTGAGGGATACATTGCAAGATAATATCGGTGCCCCAATTACAATCACAACTATTGTGGACATTATGAACCATATTGGCAAATGTGTGGTTGCTGGAAACGTAAGGCGTACAGCTGAAATCGTATTCGGTGATCCCAATGATACCGAGTATCTTGACCTTAAAAATTATGAGGTAAACCCACAACGTGAAGAATTTGGATGGACTTCTAATAATTCAATCTTTGCCGAACTGGGCATGGATTATACGGAAGCGTGCGAACGTGTGGTTAAAAATGGAGAACCTGGATTTGCATGGTTAGAAAATATGCAGGGGTATTCCAGAATGAAAAATGGCAAAGATAATATTGATCATAAGGTAAAGGGTGGCAATCCTTGTGTTGTCGGAGATACTTTAATTGCGGTGGCGGATGGTAGAAACGCCATCCCTATTAAAGATTTGGTAAATACGATATATCCAGTTTATTCAGTTAATGATGATGGGAAAGTAATAATAAGTCAGTCAATTAAAACTTGGAAAACACAAGAAAATGCTGAAATATGGAAATTAATTTTAGACGATGGTTCTACTTTATTGGCAACTCCCAATCATAAAATTATGTTAAGGTCTGGCGTGTATAAAGAACTTAAAGATTTGCAAGAAGGGGATTCGATATTTCCATTTAATAGTTTTAATAGAGGTTATAGAAATATAAGTGGAACGGGTAAAAAGGCGAGTGGAATAAGGCAATACAGACTTATCACGGAAAATAAAATTGGATATATGCCTGACGCTAAAAAGTATGCTATTCATCATGTGGATTTTGATAAAACAAACGATGAATGGGATAATTTGGATATTATTACACAATCTGAGCATAGTAGTTTGCATAGATTAATTGACAATCCAATGCACAATCCGGAATGTGTAGAAAAGATGAAAAATACAAGGGAAGAAAGAGGATATAATTTATCGGAAAATAATCCAATGTATGGCAAATATCATAAAAAATCCACATTAAAATCCATAGGTGAGAAATCGAAGGAAAATTGGGAAAATCAAAAAGATTTCATGACAGAATCTATTAAAAATGGAATGACCGCCGAAGTTAGAAATCATATATCCGATAAAATGAAAGAAAAAACAATTTGGGTTGATTGGAAATGCCCAGTTTGTAATAAACAAAAAACATTAACCGAACATCAAGCTTCTACTAGAAAAACCTGTAGTTACTCCTGTTCCAATGTTAAGCGGGGAATGGAAAATAGGGGCATTTGGAATCATAAAGTATTGTCCATTGAATTTTATGGACATGAAGATGTTTATGATATGACAGTTGAAAATACCCATAATTTTGGAATAATAACGTCAAATGTTGACGATAAATATATGGAATCGTCTGGAATATTTATTCATAATTGCTTAGAACAATCGCTCGAATCATATGAATTGTGTTGTCTTGTAGAAACATTCCCCAATAATCATACGTCAAAAGAAGATTATCTACGGACATTGAAATATGCATATCTCTATGCAAAAACGGTCACACTTGGGAAAACTCATTGGCCTGATACAAATAGAGTCATGCTCAGGAATCGTAGAATTGGAACATCTGTATCTGGTATTGCACAGTTTATCACAAATAGGGGCTTGGGGGTACTTAGGGAATGGTTAGAAGATGGGTATGTTGAAATTAAAAAGTGGGACACAATGTATTCAGATTGGTTATGCATCAATAAGAGTATAAAAATTACAAGTGTCAAACCGAGTGGCACGGTGTCATTATTAGCTGGATCAACTCCCGGATTACATTATCCAGAGAGCCGATTTTACATCAGGCGTGTTAGATTATCTAAGAATAGTAAACTGATAAAACCACTTGAAGCCGCTGGTTATAAGATCGAACCCGCATATGGTAGTGAAGAAAGCACAGTAGTATTGGAAATTCCAATCGATGAGGGAGACGGAATTAGGACAAAGCAGGACTTAACTATGTGGGAGCAGTTGGCTCTAGCGGCGTTTATGCAACGGCATTGGGCGGACAATGCTGTTAGTTGTACGATCACGTTTGATCCTGAAACTGAAGGTCCTCAATTAAAACACGCGTTAAACTATTACCAATATCAATTGAAAGGTATATCATTCTTGCCTAAGGTTGAAAAAGGTGCATATAGACAAATGCCATACGAAGAAATTACTGAAGAGAAATATGATGAAATCCTATCTGGATTGAAATATTTGAGTTTTTTACATGTTGACGGTGAAATGGCAAATCCAGACAAATACTGTGGAACTGACGTATGCGAGATCGATGCCGAGTGGGCACAAATTGAAGAAGAACAAAAGGAAAAATAATATGAAAAGAATTACAATGAAAATCGAAGAACTAATCCATAATGGTAAAAGTCCATTGCCACTTGAAACCATCCCCAACAATATGGGAATAAATCTGTGCTCGGTTGATTCGATTAGTTGGGAACGCCAAAATGATGGTCAATTGAAAAATTTAACCATTAATTTTAAGCCGGAAAATTAATATGTACACATTAAGAATAAAACCACTACGAGATGATGTAGCAGAACTATATAAAAATCATACCCATTATCACCAAGGAGATTCTGGGTTGGATTTATTCTGCCCCGATGATGTAATGATCCCAGCTGGAACTTTGGGTAGGCAAATAAAAATGGGAATTGCCTGTGAAATGTTTTATGGTATGAATGAAGCGGTATCATTTAACATTTATCCACGATCGAGCATTTCAAAAACACCACTCCGATTATCAAATTCAATCGGATTAGTAGATGCTGGGTATCGTGGTGAAATTATGGCACTATTTGATAACCACAGTGATCGTGATTATCTAATTTCTGCGGGAGACAGGTTATTACAGATTGTGGCTCCAACGCTCCAATCATTTTATATGTCGATAGTAAACGAGTTATCAGATTCAGATCGTGGAACTGGTGGGATCGGCAGTACAGGCAAATAAATGATGATTTTGAAAAATAAATCGGGTCTTTGGGAGATTTAATACTATTTATATATGCGGCTGAGGTGTAACAGGATTGCATGTCAGCTTTCCAGCTGAAGGAGTTGGTTCAAGACCTTCCAGCCGCTCTAAATAAAATGCGATTGAAGTGTAACAGGTAGCACGCTGGTATTCCATATCAGAGGAGTGGGTTCGAGACCTACCAATCGCTCTTTTAATGCAAAGGAAAATAGGTTATGACATTTTCAAACAAGTTTTTTGATATCAAGCCATTTGATATTGAAGAAGAGAAACAAAATTTAATAAACAACTTGGATTTTTTACATTCTATGACAGTAGAAGAACAAACGCTATACAAAAAATGGCAGGAGTTCAATAAGAATGAGTATAAAATCAGAGAAAAAGCACATCTGTTTGATGTGTTTGAAAAAAGGTTATGGGCACCAACGGACATTAATGACGTTGAATTGACTGTAAAGGAAATTGAAGCTCTCGAACCGATAGTAGAATATGCTGGAAGTGATGAAGCTTCAGATTGGTCATTGTACAGGATGTTAATTCACACAATGGATTGGTCAGCTAATCCGGGTAGAAATATGAAATTCTATGTAAAGGATGCTGTCACTCGGAAAGTGTTAGGACTAATATCAATGGGCTCTGATGTCACCAGTATTAAGGTCAGGGATGATTATATTGGTTGGACAAAAGATAATAAATTCGTAGAACACAAGTTGAATAACACAGCTATAGCCAGTACAATTGTATCGGTTCAACCGCTGGGGTATAATATGCTTGGTGGGAAATTGATAGCCACATTGGCAACGGTATCAACTATCAGGGATAAGTGGTTTGAAGTATACGGTGATGTATTGGCCGGAGTTACTACCACATCATTGTACGGAATTCATTCACAATATAATGGCATTCCCCATTGGAAAACGATGGGTGAATCAGCTGGTAAGATCAGAATCAAGCCAGACGATTCGGAATATATGAAATGGAACAAATGGCTCAAAGAGAATCATCCAGAGCAATATGAAAAGGCTATCACTGGAACGGGTCCCAAGCAGAATGTGTTAAACAAAGTATTCAGTCATTTGAAGATCAGGGGTTATGAGCATGGATTTCATAGGGGTGTATATTTTGCATCAATATATGATAATACAATACCATTCTTGAAGAATGAAATCGAAGAATCAGAGTTGAAAATGAAGCTTAAATACGAACAGGATTATGAATATATCAATCGTTGGTGGAAAAAGAAAGCCATAAGACGATATAGAAATGTGGTTGAACAGGGTAGAGTCAAACCCGAAAAATTATTTTATGGTGATATCGTAGGGGTAACTTGGGATGAATGTAAAGAAATGTATTTAAAAGAAGTGGGAAGATAAGAATGGATAAATTAGAACAAGCCGCAAAGGAAATATACGAATCGGCACATTGGATAACCAATGACATTGATTTGCCAGAACAAATTAGGTTGTGGGAACAGTTGCGTGATGCACTTGGATTAACACCCCCACCAAAAACGGTTGAAATTTTAACCGAAGATGTTGATCTTGATACACATATAGTTGGCAGGGGTCGGGTCATCATGGTAGATATCAATAAATATCCAGTAAAATCTGGTCAGGTTATCATGTATGATACCAATTTTTTCAAAATAAATGCGATTGAATGTCGTGTTGGTGATCCAAATGTAGGTCTTATAATTACAGGGATATCTAAGTAGATGTATCAAGGGATATTTTTCGAAGCTGAAAAGCGAAAACTACACATCTGGGATGATCAACGTGGATATTTCACCGCACCATACAGACGTTATGGATATATAAAAGATAGAAATGGTGCGTACACATCATTATATGGTGATAGACTTAAGAAAATTCACAAGTGGGACAAAACTACTACTGGATTATTTGAAAGTGATGTGCACCCAGAAACTAGAACATTAATTGATTTATACACCAATGATGATGAACCTTCAAAGGGTCACAGAACCATTATTATTGATATTGAGGTCGAAGTTACTGATGGATTTCCAACAGCGACATTGGCTGAAAATAAGGTTACGGCTATATCGATATACGATTTTGTTGCCGATAAATATCATGCTTTGGTATTGGAAAATGGCAAGGGTATTGTAAAACCATCGGTTACTAAGGAAATAAATACAGAAGTATTTGATACTGAAGTCTATTTATTGAATAGATTTTTTCAGATATATCTTGAAATAAATCCATCAATAATAACTGGTTGGAATGTTGATCGATTTGATGTAACATATCTATACAACAGAGCATGTAATGTATTGGATGAAGATGTAGCCAATTGTTTATCTCCAATCGGCCACGTGCATTGGAGTGATTTTAGGGGTGTGTATAGGATAGCTGGTGTAGCTACATTGGACTACTTACAATTGTATAAAAAGTTTACATTTACACAACAGGCATCATATCGATTGGATGCTATAGCCGATTTTGAATTGGGCGAGCGTAAAATTGAATATGACGGTACATTGAATGAATTATATGAAAATGATATATTAAAATTTGTTGAATACAACATCCATGATGTTAGGCTAATCAAGATGATGGATGATAAGTTGAATTTCATAGAAATCGCTCGTGGTATATGTCATAAAGGTCACGTGCCGTATGACGACATATATTTGGATAGTAGGTATCTTGAGTCAGCAATCCTTGTTCACTTGAAGAAATTGGGAGTCATTTCACCAAACAAACCTGAGAGGGAAGGTTGGAAAGAAGGAATTCAATTTGAGGGTGCTCACGTTCAAAAGCCGAAAAAAGGTCGCCATGCATGGGTCTACGATTTGGATTTGACATCAATGTATCCTAGTATAATTATGTCACTAAACATTTCTCCAGAGACCAAAATGGGTAAAATTGATGGGTGGGATGCTCCAGATTTTGTAAAGAAGAAACCAAAAACGTACACAGTAAAATATGGTAAATCTGCCGCACAATCTCTGGATCAAGATGAGTTGCAAGCATTCTTTGACGAAAAGGGAGTTTCGATATCCGCGAATGGTATAATGTATAGTACTGATAGGGATGGGCTATTTTCAACTATATTAAAGAGGTGGTTTGAAGAACGTGTTGAATATAGGGGACTTGCTAAAAAGTATGCAGACGCTGGTGACAATGAAAAATATTCATATTTCAATAGGCGACAACATATTCAGAAAATTCTGCTTAATAGTCTATTTGGTGTAATTGGGTTACAGGGTTGGAGATTCCATGATTTTGAGTCGGCACTTGCTGTTACGGCGACTGGGCGAGACTTAATTGGATTCTCAAAACAAATCGCTAATCATTACTACAATACAGAATTGGGCACGGATAAAGATTATGTAATATATATCGACACCGATTCACTTTTTATATCTTCAATTCCTATGGTGAAAGGTAGATATGGCGATAAAAAGTTTAGTGATGTGATGTTATCTCAATACATTTTAACGGTTGCCGATGATACACAAAAATTTATTAATAAGTCATATGATTATTTTGCCAAACGATTTTGTAACATATCGGGTGAGCATCGATTTGAGATTAAGCAGGAATTGATTGCAAAGTCGGCTATATTTGTCAACGCCAAAAAGAATTACGGATTGCGTGTAATCAATGACAATGGGGTAAAAGTTGACAAAACGGTGTACAAAGGATTGGCAGTTGTACGCAGTGATTTTCCACAATCATATAGAAAATTGTTGGGTGAAGTATTGAGTGACATTCTAGCGGACGTTCCAAAGGAAAAAATTGATGAACGTATTATTGAATATAAAAACAATATGAAATATTTGAAAGTGGAAGACGTGGCAAAGCCAACTGGGGTTAAGAATATCAAAAAGTATTTGGTTACACATAAAGATGGATTTTCTACTTGGAGAACTGGTTGCCCAATTCATGTGAAATCATCAATTATTTACAATGATTTGGTTAAGCATTTCAACCAACAAAAGAAATATCAATTAATAGGCGCTGGCGATAAAGTCAAGTGGGTATATTTGAAAAAGAATAACCTCGGGCTGAACAGTGTGGCATATAAGGGTCATGAGGACCCCAAAGAGATCATGGATTTCATCTATGAATATGTCGATCGGGACAAGATGTATGATAGTATATTCTTGAATAAGATCGTATCGATATATGATGCCATTGATTGGCAACAGCCGATAGATAAAAAATTCTCAATGGATCGATTTTTTTAATCGTTTGAGACATTTGATTAATATGTATATATAAAGAAACAGGAGTTATAATGGAAAAAGCAAAATTAGTACGGTTTATTCAAAAATACCATTTGAATGGAAATGTGCAATCAGTTTCGATGAACAGCGATGGTGAAACATTAAAGGCTGAATTCGTCACCGCGGATCGGGGTCTATTGGGCACGATCAAAATGAAAAATTGGGGTTTTGAAAAATCTCAAATTGGTATTTTAGATACCGAAAAATTCTTAAAATTGTTGGCAGTTTTGGATAATGATGTTAAATTGTCATTGTTGAAATCATCCGATACAGCGATTACGCTGAAGATTTCTGATAACAGTTCAACGGTAAATTTAATGTTATCGGACTTATCAGTTATCCCGACCGTACCACCACTTAAATATATTCCACCATTCAATCTTAAATTGAATCTGGATTCAAGCTTCATTAATAAGTTTGTTAAGGGTAAGGGCGCTCTATCAGAAGTTGATAATTTCACAGTAGTTACGGATAACGATTCTGTTAATTTGGTAATTGGATATGCTTCAATTAATACCGATAGGGTCATCGTTCCAGTGGATACTGAAGTATTTGAATCAATTGATAAGGTGTCATTCAATGCTAATATATTCAGAGATATTCTGATTAACAACCGTGAATGTAAAAGCGGTCTTATGGAAATCAGCTCAGAGGGCTTGGCTAAAATGACATTCAATGTCGATGATTATGAAGTTGTATATTTCATGGCAGCAGCCGAAAACGTAGGATAATAAGTAATGGTTAGAAATAAAGATCACACGATTTTCGTGGAGAAATATCGACCAGATTCAATGGACACATTTGTGGGCAACGAACATCTAAAGGAAAAGATCAATATGTATCTTGAAACCAATGATCCGCCACACCTGTTATTTCATGGTAAGGCTGGTACTGGTAAAACCACATTAGCTAAAATCATATATAATACAATTGAATGCGATTACTTGTATATCAATGCTTCGGATAAAGGTGGGGTAGATTACATCAGAAATGATATCATCCCATTTGCCAGTAGTGTTGGATTCAGCGAATTAAAATTGGTCATATTGGATGAGTGTGATTTTCTAACAATAAATGCTCAGGCATCATTAAGAAATGCGATGGAAACATACGCGTTAAATACTAGATTCATATTGACTTGTAATTTCCCAGAGAGAATTCTGGATGCGATTCAAAGTCGATGTCAAATGTTTGAAGTATATCCACCTTCCAAAAAGGAAGTAGCCATACATTCCAGTGGAATATTGGTTAAGGAAAATATCAAACATACCGCCGAAGATATCGCGATGATCGTGAATAGTAAATATCCAGACATCAGGGGTACAATCAATGCACTACAAAAACAATCTATCAACGGTCAATTGAGACTGGATAGGCGGTCTATTGTAGAGAATGACTACAAACTCAAAATTGTGGACATTCTGAAGAATCAAGATAAAAAGAACGCATTTACCAATGTTAGACAATTGGTAGCTAACAATTCAATTCGAGATTTCGCAGAGGTTTATGCGATGTTATATTCAGAAATTGATAGCTACGCCAAAGGTCATATCGCTCAAACTATACTAATACTGGCGGAAGGTATGAAGTATGACAATATGGTGCCTGATAAGGAAATTAATTTCATGGCAATGATGATCAGATTATTGGATGAAATAAAATAGGAATATAAATAATGCCAAAAAAGAAACAATTAAGAATTTTGGGCGAATGGACATCGTGGGATTATGAGCAACCCCCTTCAAATAGATCATATGAAACAATCACAAGGCATATATATGATGACGATAAAGAGATATTGGTATATGGAACTGTGTGGAGGACAATAGACAATGGAATTGACAATCCCAATTTGGAAAAATAAAAAACAGTTAAGAACAGAATACTATATCTTAATATTTTCTGATAGTGGTGGAATTCATATAAAATATTTAAAAGATTATGGCATTGGATGTAGTAAAACGATATGGCCTAGAATTAGGCCGTGGTATAGGACATTATGGAAGAAAAATATGTAGATACATCGAAGGTGGAACTGAGACCGATTACGATTGCTCTCGCCAAGCGAATGATTGTAAAATACCATTACAGCCATGCATGGCCGGCATCAACTCAGGCACCATTGGGTGTATTTTATAAAACTGGTGGGGGTCATAAGTTTCTAGATGCCGAAGATGAAAAGTTGATTGGGTGTATCATATATGGAAATCCAGTCGGTCGCAGGGCCGCCGCATCAGTAGTGAATGATGATACAATGGACCCGCACAAGAGTGTATTGGAACTCACTCGATTATTTATACATGATGGTTATGGTAAAAATATTGAAAGCTTTGTTATTGGTCAGTCATTCAAATGGCTAAAGGAAAACATGCCAGACATCAAACTATTAATCAGTTATGCCGATCCAGCACAGGGTCATGTTGGTGGAATATACAAAGCCACCAACTGGGGTTATCAGAAAGCTGAAGATATGAAATTGATGGATAATTATCCAATATCACTTTCAGATGATCCGTATGATTGGATTCACAGCAGGACTGTATTTTCAAGATATGGGGTCACTCCATATCCAACTCCAGTAGCTGTAGAGAAAATGAAAAAGGCAGTCGGCCAGACATTTTGGATGAAACGAGAATGCATCAAGCATAGGTATATTCAATTCCTAACCGATAAACGAGAGAAGCGCCGGTTAATGAAATTGTTAAAACATCCATTTCACCCGTACCCAACTGAAGCTGATGGAGAAGAAGAAATCAGGAAAATTGAGGTCGAAGAAAGTGGTAAATTCGGGAAGTTCATTTAATGGAAAAATATACGGACACGTCGAAAGTTAGTCTGAGACCAATTGACAAAAAGACAGCTATTGACATAATCAAAAAATATCATTATACCCATAAGGCACCTGGGACATTGCAAGATGCTCTGGGGGTATATTATAGGGGTGATGATACAAGCAAGTTTTTCGATGATGATGAAAAATTGATAGGTTGTATAATGTATGGATATCCAGTTGGTAGGCATGTAATAAATTCCATTGTAGAAGATGAAAATATCAAATCTACCAATATATGTGAATTGTTACGGTTGTTTATACATGATGGTTATGGCAAGAATATTGAAAGTTATGTCATAGGTCAGTCGTTCAAATGGTTAAAGGAAAACCGGCCTAAGGTGAAAATATTGGTCAGTTATGCCGATCCCGAAGCGGGTCATATTGGGTACGTTTATCAATCTACAAATTGGATGTTTCAATGTCCAGAACCTGGTGGAGCGATATGGACTTCATTAACGAAAGACCCGTATGAATGGATGCACCCAAGGTCGGTGCATATCAAATTCGGATTTGCTGGTAAGGATGGATTGAAAAGTGTATTGGACAAGCCGTTCTACATTAAGAAATCGTCTCCTAAATATAGGTATTTGTATTTGTTGGGAAACAAACGGGAAAATAGATTGTTGAAATCTAAGTTCAAATATCCAAACCTGCCATATCCAAAAGACAACGATTATGAGATGAAAGTCATCGAAGTAATTCCAGATAAAAAAAAGAAAATCAATAAGTTTATTTAATTAGTATATATTTATACTTGAGAGGAAAATGTTATGAGTCAATTAAATCCAAGAAAACCCCTACCAAAGGCTCCAGTCAAACTGGACCTTGCACAAGCCGAAACCTTAAAATGTGATGAATGCGAGAATGTATTATTCATTCAGTCATTTATGATGAAAAGGGTATCGGCTTTAATGAGTCCAAGTGGTAAAGAAGAATTACTTCAAATCCCAATAATGTCATGTGGAAATTGCGGTGCTGTAAACGCCGATATGCTTGGCGATTTAAATCCAGACGAATTAAAATAAATCAAAAATAGTTGGAATTTTATTGGATTTTTATTGGATTGGATGATACTTATATATAAAGAGGAACGGGAACATGGGCAGAAAAAAGAAGTATAATACCGACGAAGAACTTCAGGACGCCAAGCGGAAACAACGCATGGATTGGTACTGGAGAAATCGCGAGAAAGTTCTTGAAGAATCCAAACGCAAGTATCAGGATAAAAAGAATGAAAATAAATAAAAATTATTATGTGTACAAAGTGGTTGATCCTAAAACCAATCAATTTTATTACGGGAGTCGTGGTTGCCATTGTGATCCAAATGACGATAAATATATGGGGTCTATGAAAAAATGAGTTCCAATCAATCGTGATAGCTTAATAAAATATATAATTAAAATTGGATTCACCACAATGAATAACGCTATAGAATATGAAAGTGAATTGATTGGTAAAGATATAGACAATCCATTAAATGAAAATTATTATATTCCAACTGAAGGGTTTCATACGGATGGAAGCATTGGTCATTGGCATAATAAAAAACGGAATGAATCCACAAAAATGAAAATAAAATTAAGCATGATCGGGCAACACGATGGTAAAAACAATCCCATGTATGGAAAAAAGCATACACAATCGAGCATTGAAAAGATAAAGAAATCCCAAATTGGGAAAAAACACACACAACATTCCATACAAAAAATGAGAGAATCGGCTTTAAAATTAAATAATAAGCGCGGGTTATCTCAAAATGCTATAGTTGTGGAACATATACCAACTGGCATGATTTTTGATTGTATATTGGATGCCGCTGATTATTTTTCAATAAGTAGAGGCACTATACGTCGGCATATAAATAATAATGTACAATTGGTTGGTATCAAATGGAGACGCATAAATTAATGGTTATAAAGAAAAAGACGCTGTTCGATCATGTGAACCACATTAATGAAAAACAGACTAAAGGTTATTGGGACACATTGTCCGAAGAAGATCGCAAGACATGGAGCACATATATGATCCACAGATTTTTATCGATGGAACCCGCATTCATTGAAATCATCAACGAATTACAGAAATATACTCTTGATCCAGAGATGGTGTATAAGTTCTACATTGATGTGTTGCCAAAGGGTAAACGGTGGTTAAAATATGTCAAAAACAAACAGGCCGCGAAATATGATACCGATTTCATTCAATTGTTATCTAAGCATTATGAGGTTAGTATCCTTGAGGTCACAGAATATGTGGGCATGATGTCCACAACTGATGTCACAGAAATTTTAGACCTATATGGTCTGGACAAAAAGACAAAACGGAAATATTTAAAGGGAGTATAAAATGTCATTACATAAAAGATGGTTAATAGAAGAAATACAAAAATACTGGAATGTAACTGAAGAAGAAGCATTACAGTATGCAGAGACATACAATGCCACAGAACAGGGCAGGGTTGAATTAAAGGCTATCCTAATTAAACGTGGGGTGCCAAGAGAAAAATTAATAGAGTTGAGATTGTAGGAGAATTATGAAATATTCAAAAGAAGAGATTGAAGCGGCGATTGTGGATGCACCAGAACCAGTGGAAAATAATGACAATTTAATTGACGTTGGTGCATTTCAGTTAGATAATGGAATTGATTTAATAAATAATGCCGTTCATTTCGTGGGAGAAGTCACACCAGAATCGGTGGCTGATATTATTAATCGAATGGGGTTCATGTATAATGTGAATAGTGAAACTGATATAAATTTAATGGTTAGCTCTAATGGTGGAGATTTATATGCACTGTTTGGGTTAATTGATTTTATTGATAGCTTGCCGGTCAAAGTAAATGTGTATGTCATCGGACAGGCGTTATCGTCTGCAGGCATTTTATTGGCATGTACCACTGGTCAACGGGTAGTCGGAAAAAATTCTATAGTCCTATTTCATGATGGTGAAATCACAATGGGTGGCAAATATGATGATATCAAAATCCAAAAGGATCACATGGAAAAAATGAGTGATACGGTATTGGATATGCTCGTTGAAAAAACTTCAATGAATCGTGATTTTTGGATTGACAAAACCAAAAATGACTTGTATCTTGATGCTGAACAATGCATCGCCTTTGGTATAGCTGACAGAATTGGGGGATTTTATGGCTAAGCAGCATGTTTCTAATTCTCAGGTATCGATATATTCACAATGCCCCCACAGGTGGAATCTAGAATATATTCAAAAAATTGGAGAATACGAAACAAATATTTATTTGATATTTGGTACATCAATGCATACTGTAATCCAGAAGTACTTGTTGACATTGTATAACGAAAGTGTTAAGAATGCCAATGAGATGGATTTGGATCAGATGCTTATTGATGAAATGAAATCTGAATTTGCCAAGTCATTGGAAAAGGGTGATCCCAATCCATGTACTAAGGCTGAGATGATTGAATTTTATTACGATGGTATAAAGATATTCAGGTATATGGTATCACATCAAAAGGAATTTTTCCCAAAGCGCAAACATAAATTATTGGGAATAGAATCTAATTTGGATTTACCATACGGGCCGGTCAATTTTGTTGGATATTTGGATGTTGTCATATTGAATGAAAAAACCCAAAAAATCAAAATTATTGATTTAAAGACTAGCACTAATGGTTGGAATAAGTGGCAAAAAATGGACAAGATCAAAACCAACCAATTGTTATTTTATAAGAAATTTTATGGTGAAAAATACAATGTAAAGATAAACGATATTCAGATTGAATATTTGATATTGAAGCGCAAATTGTATGAAAATATAGATTACCCACAGAAACGAATTCAAAGATTTGTTCCCGCTAATGGGGTTCCATCGGTAAATAAAGCGATGGCTGAATTGGATGCTCTTGTAACCGAGGGATTTACTGAAGATGGGGAATATAATACTGATAGAAAATATCAGGCTCGGTCTGGTAAAAATAATAGGAATTGTACATATTGCCCATTCAAAGATCACCCCGAGTACTGTGAACCTAAAAGTAGAATGAAAGGTTAAAGAATATGATTATAAGATTATTATTAACGGATTTTATAGACACACCGATGGAAAATATAATAATGAAGCGTATAAATAAAGCCCAGACCGAATTGAGTACTGGATTTACGGCTGAATTTTGGTACATTGAAGGTCAATTGCGACTTGATAAATTACGAAAATTTGTAGACAGATGTTCTTCTGAATTGACATGTAGAGTATCATTTAAACCATTGCAACCAAATACCAGTGAAGCTCACGGATTTGATGTAGCTTCATTTGAACATCATGTGTGGTTTAATATCACACCGGAACGGTATAAAAATTTGCATAAAAGTTATAAATTTGAATATGTATATGGGGGCATTGAAGATATGGGCAATGCGATATCCACGTTTATAGATACTGCCAAGTTTTTTGAAAAACCAAAACCAGAGGGTAGAAAACAAAAAAGGAACGATAGATGGTCAAAATAATTGGATATTTTTGTGTGTTTTTTGGGATAAGTTGATATTTATTATTAGAAAGGAATAATCATGGCTGGTAGAAAAAGGAAGTATGAGACTGAAGAAGAACAATTGGAAGCCAAACGGAAACACCGTATGGATTACTATTGGCGCCACCGTGAAAAAATCCTTGAAGATGCTAAGAAGAAATATCAGGAGAAAAAGGATGAAATGAAAAAAGACATGCCCGACATGTAATAGAAATCAATATTATTGCAATAAATATAGGTTAAAATACGCGGTAGAACATAATTTGTCATGCAAAAGCTGTTCACATCAAATATACACAAATCCAAAAGAAATGGAAAAAAAGTGCCCCAAATGTGGTAATATGATAAAATTTAGTTCTTGGACTGCTTTACGAACGTCTATAAAAAGAAATACTAGATGCCGGAGTTGCATATCCAGTGGTTACGATAGAACGCCCGAGTGAAATATGAAAATAGGCAAATCAAATAAAGGGAAGAAAAGGTCAATGGAGGTTCGTGAATATATACGTGAAAATGGATATTTCAGTCATAATTCGCCTTGAAATAAAGGTCTTACAAAACATAACAATGATATATTAATGGGAATTAGCAAACAAAATTCAGAACATACGAAACAACAGCTGATGATCAAATATGGGTACGATTCCTATGATCAATATGAACGTGAGATGCCAGAAAAAGAATTATATCTTAAAAGGGTAAGACTTTTGACTGAAAAACAACAATTTGATACATTGGAAAATTATGATCTCAGGGGTCGGGCCGGAACTGTTGGTGCATATCACTTAGATCATATAATATCAATTCACTATGGATTTATGAATGGCATTGATCCTATTGAAATTGCGGATATTAACAATCTGAGGTTTATCCCATGGGAAGAAAATTTAAAAAAAGGAGCAAAATATGACAGTTAAAATAGGCGTGATCGGAAGTCGTGAATACGTGAACATGAGGAAAATAAAAGATGTTATTTTTAAACTTAAGGAACGATTTGGGGAAGATTTAGAAATAGTGAGTGGAGAACAGAAACAGGGTGCCGATGGAATGGCTAAAAAAATAGCCCTTGAATTGGACATGAAATATGTATCGTTCCCGCCTGCACACTATCCATATAATTCCCATTGTATTCTTGAGCAAACTGAATATGACAAGCCATATAGGGTCTGGAATTACTCAGCTAGGAATAAACAGATAGCGGAATATTCAGATTATATTTTTGCGTTTATACCAAAGGGTAAGGAAAGCAAGGGTACGAATGATACTATAAAACATGCCAAAAAATTAGAAAAAAAAGTCGTCGTTTTTAATTAGTCCCCTGATATATATATTAGAGGGTGTACATATATATATACGGATGGAGAAGAAAAATATGGAAGATACAAAATTAACGACAGTAAAGATAATAACAGACTGATACAAGCAATTTAAATACCACGCCATTACGGATGAATTTACATTGCAAAAGCTAGTCAATCGATCTATATACAAGTACGTGAATGATGACGAATACAGACAAGAAATATTAAATTATGAACTGCCATTGAGTGGCAGTAAATTTTAATCGGAGGTTACAATATGAGCAATAAGGATACAAGAATTTGAAGTGTTGGTGATATGAGAAACGGTAGTGAAGTTCTACCAATTGATCAACGAAAAACAATATTGATATTATCAGACGATTTAAGGATGCAGTCTGGGGTGGGGACTATGACAAAGGAAATAGTTTTTGGGATAATCCACAGATTTAATATTATTCAAATCGGGGGTGCAATAAAACATCCAGATGTCAATAAAATAATTGATATGTCCGATTCATTGAAATTGGAAACTGGAGTCCCAGACCCAAATTGCAAAATATATCCAGTTAACGGGTATGGCAATCAAGATTTGGTTAGGCAAATAATGACAACTGACAAGCCGGACGCGATACTACATTTTACAGACCCAAGATTTTGGGGTTGGTTGTATCAAATGGAACATGAAATTAGGCAAAATATACCCATTTTTTATTATGCACTTTGGGATGATTTGCCAGTGCCTATGTACAATAAACGATTCTATGAATCTTGCGATTTGATCATGGCCATTTCAAAACAATCCCATTATATTCACAAATCGGCATTATTGGAAACAGATTCTAAAGTTATTGATATGTCAATTAATGAAGTACTGAATGAAAACCATAACGACAATGATATGGAAACTAGAATTAGTTATGTTCCCCATGGCATCAATGAGCATGATTTTTACCCAATTGATAAAGATCATGAAGAATGGGTTGAATTTCAACAATTTAGAAAAGAAGTTGTTAATGGGATGGATATTGAATTTGTTGTATTATATAATAGCCGAAATATACGCCGGAAAATGACTACGGATTTAATTTATGGGTTTAAAACCTTTTGTGATAATTTACCTCCAGATAAAGCCAAAAAGTGTTTATTGGTATTGCATACCCAACCAGTGGATGAAAATGGTACAGATTTGCCAGCTGTTATTGGTGAACTTGCCGATGGGTATAATATCACCTTTTCACATAATAAATTGGACGTTAAACATCTAAATTTCCTTTATAATGTTGGAGATGTAACCACATTGGTATCTTCAAATGAAGGATTCGGATTGGGTACGGCGGAATCACTAATGGCCGGCACACCGATCATAGTCAATACGACTGGGGGACTTCAAGATCAGGTTGGATTTAAAAAGGATGACGGATCGTATGTATCCGTGAAGGATTATTCAAATGGTTGGGGCTCAAATCATGACGGTAGATATACAAAGCATGGTGAATGGTCAAAACCAATATGGCCTACTAATAGGGCAATCGTAGGGTCGGTTCCAACTCCATATATCGCTGACGATAGGTGTGACTGGCAAGATATTGCTATCAGAATATTAGAATGGTACGATACTCCAGAAGAAGATAGAAAAGAGGCTGGACTTAAGGGTCGGGAATATGTTATGGACGATAAGATCAAAATGTCCGCGGCTGAAATGTGTGGTGGATTTATCAAATACATGGATGAAACCTTTGAAGAATGGATGCCCAGAAAAAGATTCACAATGTTTAAAGTTCAAAATCAAAAAAAGAAAATGAAAGACAATGGATTGCGACTTACTAAAAAAATTGAAGCTGGAAATATATACATTCCAGACTGTCAAAATTAAAAAATATCGCATCGAAAGGAATTGTTATGAATAAACCAGTATTAGTTTTTATGGCTCCGGTGGCTACTAGATCGGGGTACGGCTCACACTCGAGAGATATTATCAGATCAATAATAAAAATGGATAAATTTGATGTCAAAATTTTACCTACAAAATGGGGGGAAACTCCACAAGATGCTTTGGATTATCTAAATAAAGATGATAAAATCATCATAGATAGGTTAATGAATGAACCTAGGATGAACAGACAGCCGGAAGTATTTATGCAATGCACCGTGCCAAACGAATTTCAGAATCCTGGGAAATATAACATCGGTATAACGGCTGGTGTGGAAACTACTGTTTGTCCTCCCGAATGGATTGATGGGATGAATCGCATGGACTTGAATATTGTACCATCGGAATTTGTTAAGGGTATGTTCAATAGTCTCAAATTTACTGAAAAGGGTAAGGATGGAAATGTTACCCGTGAAATTGAAATGCAAAAACCAATTGAAGTGTTATTTGAAGGTGCCGATACTGATATATACAAAAAGATTAACAATGTAGGAGCCGAATTGAAAGCTGAAATGTCAGTAGTTAAGGAGAGCTTTGCATTTTTATTTGTTGGTCATTGGTTACAAGGTGGATTGGGCAATGATAGAAAAGATTTGGGGATGTTAATTAGGACATTTTTTGATACATTTAAAAATAAAGCAAAAGCTCCGGCATTAATATTGAAAACAAGTGGGTCCAGTTTTTCTATATTGGATCGGGAAATGATATTGGCCAAAATTGATCAAATTAAAGATTCAATGGGTAATAACAAGCTCCCAAATATCTATGTGTTGCACGGCGATTTGACTGACGTTGAAATGAATGAATTGTATAATCACCCAAAGGTTAAGGCACACGTAACATTTACGCATGGTGAGGGTTTTGGTCGTCCACTTCTTGAAGCTGTGTTTAGTGAAAAACCCATCATTGCACCCAAATGGTCCGGTCATTTAGATTTTTTGCATGAAAAACATACAACATTATTACCAGGTGGTCTGGTGAAAGTTCCCAAAGATGGTCTCCAAAATGGTTTGGTGGTAGATGGGGCACACTGGTTTACAGTAGATTATGGTTTTGCATCCAAGATATTAAAAGATGTGTTTGATAGTTACAACAAATATACCAAATCTGCTAAAGTGTTTTCTCTAATCAACAAAGGTAAATTTTCAATGGATGCAATGACAATCGCATTTGAAAATGTACTTGATAAATATCTCCCCGTTTTCACAACTGAAGCGAATTTGGTACTACCCAAATTGAAGAAAAAGGGTGGGGGCTCACCAAAAATGAAGCTACCTACATTGAAGAAAACAACCGATAGTAAAATGACCGCAAAAATGCCAAAACTAAAAAAGGTGACAAAATAATGAATCATATAGTATCTATAAAAAATACCAACGGTGAATTAGAAAAAGTTAACGTGGAATATTCTGTATATCGTTATATCAAACAACTTGAATATGCCATAAAATATCCCATCAGAAGTAAAATTGAAGAATTATACCCCGACCGATTCGGAGACACTAAAGGGACTGAATAGTGGATGATATATTATATGGATCGTATGATAAATTAAAACATTGGTGGTATGATATCATGCAAATAATCCCAATGTCCGATCCTAGAAGTAAAGAAGAATACCCAAATAGGGAATTGACTAAGGATTTAACTTTTGAAGATCAAATGGCGAAAACCGAACCGTCTGAAGATTGGGATCAGATGTTATTTTATTTGGTTGTAACCGACACTCCCACTCCGGCCGGTGAAATACCAGAAATCAATTTGCATATAAAAACCCAAAAAGTAAAAATAGTAGAGGATTAATAAAATGGAAATAATTGTAAAATGTCCAGTATGTGACAGCGATGATCATTGTTTTGAAGATACAATGGAAGAAAATGACTTTAAATCATATATGTGCTTCAGATGTGGGTACACCAGTAATTCACATTACACTAAAGAATCAAAAGAAAGAGCCAAACATATAAAGAATACTCCCGAATTGATTAGAAGTCTTGAAGTATTTGATACCGAGCGAGAGCTGTTCTGGTATCCCAGTGTATTAAATATGGGTCCAAAAGGCATCATATTCCCAGAGGGTAAAGAAGATAATTGGGTATGGAGATATGCCAAAGTGGTAGAAATAGATAAAGAAAGCCAAAAGGAATATCCAGTACCGGGAAAAGATGGAGAATTTTATGAGAGCCGTTTGGACACCGAAGGTGCCGAAATATACAATAAATTTGATTTTCTAGGTGCCGTAAAAAGCATGGGAATTACCGTAGATTTAGAGACCCAATAAAATGAATGAAAATAGAATTAAAATCAATTGGAACCAGATTGAACCGGGACAAGTATTAACCTTTGTATATGGTGAAGGTGCTAAAAAGAAATGGCGAACTGTATTAGTTCTGACCGATATATTCGATTCTAAAACTTGGAGCAAGCGCAAGGATGGAACTATTACAAAAGTGGTACACACCTTACAGTTGAGAGAACAGCAGAAATTAAAGCTCAGGGGACCTCATCTACGACGTGTATTGAATTTTTTCGACGGGATAATTCGTGAGGAAAAAGAGGGCATGAAATATAATAGAATGATAATTGGCGATATGAAAAATTCATATTCCCACCTGAGTCCAATTTTGAAGGGCACGGATGTTTATCGTATGTTTGAAATAGACAAACTTAAAACAACGGCGTTGTATTTATTGGACTATCAATTTCCGCGGGATATTAAGAAAATAGGGAGATAATTATGGATTTGTCATTTAGCATATTAGTACATAATGAAGGACTTGTATTGGAAAAATTACTGAATCAAATTGTGACATTGATATCCACCGGTGATTATGAATCTGAAATTATAATTGTGGACGATTTTAGCACAGATGAAGTCACTATGGGAATACTTAAAAAATATGATCAAATGCCTGACATACACATTTTTCAACGGGAATTGAATAAAGACTTTGCAAGTCAAAAGAACTTCGCTAACTCAAAATGCACGGGTGCCTATATCGTAAATGTGGATGCCGATGAATACTTTCATCCAGATTTAATTGAAAATATCGATGGGGTTTTAGATAATAATGAAAATGTTGATATGATTTGGGTGCCTCGCATCAATATCGTCAATGGTCTCAGACAAGAACACATCACTAAATGGGGTTGGAAAGTTAATGATAGGGGTTGGGTCAACTGGCCTGATTATCAGGCAAGAATTTATCGCAACTCCCCAGATATCAAGTGGGAAAATAAAGTCCATGAGGTTATAGTCGGGGCCGAAATTATTGGCCGCCTACCAGCCGAAGAACAATGGGCGATGATGCATGTCAAATCCATTGCAAAGCAGGAAAAACAAAACGAATTCTACGAGACCATATAAAATGAAAATAGTTGTAATCCCACCCGATAGAAAATTGGATTATTTGGCGGAATCTGTAATTGAAGGAATGTACAAATGTGGTGTGGAAATAATATCATCTCAACTGGGTAATGGCATTCGTGAAGAAGATGTATATTCAGAATCGGGTGTATTATCTCATGTCGAAGATTGTGATTATGTTTTTGCCATATGGGGCAAGCGGAATGGTGGATATCCCGGTATAGATTATGATATGGTAATCAAAACTGGAGCCCCACATAAAACCGCATATATTGATGGAAGCGAGTGGACATTCAACGGTCATCCCAATGTTGGTCAAGTGAGCGATTCCAAATCCAATCCCAAATTGCGGAGAGGGGAACCATGAATTAATCAAGAAATGTATGATTATTGCCAATGGTATTTTAAAAGGGAATGTTATCAGATTGATGCCGATATGGGCATAATACCACTTCCATTCGTGGCGGTAGATAGATACAAAAGTCAATATTCGGGTGAAAAGGATATTGATATATTATGTATGTTTGGTCAGGTAAACGATGGACTTAGAAAAGAAGTGGTTGAAGTTTGTACGAAGTTGAAATCTGAAGGTCATAGAGTATTGATTGGCTCTGGAATGTCTTATGAAAAATATAAGGAAGCGATAGTGAAATCGTATATAGTTATAGATGCGTGGGGTGGAGGAGATACTTGTGCTAGATTTTGGGAAGCCACATTTAATAAATCGTGTCTATTTTCACAGAAATATAACATACTAATGCCAAACAAATTTACAGACGCTGTTAATTTTGTGGAATATTCAACCATAGAAGAATTTGAGGAAAAAATTAGATACTACTTGGATCACAATGATGAATGTATTGAAATAGGCAATGCGGGATATAATCACACCGTGAAATATCATGTGGGTGATAAACAATTTGAATATATTATGAAAAATTTAAATTAATATGGAGATAAAATAATGGCGGATACAATAGGAGATTTAATTGATAAGTTGTCAATTTCCAATATAAGATTATGGAATTTGGAAGACGCTAGACGCGATTATTGTGATGGTGAAATATCAATGCCTGAAGATGAAATGAAGATTTTTTTAAAAAAAATAAGTTTAACTAATAGGGAACGGAATGACTTGATTGATCAAATAAACGCTGGGATTGGGGTATTGATAGACAAAATCAAAAACGAAGATTCAACATTTAATCTTACAGCTGAAGAATTATTAGGAAATTCCAAAAATAAATTTTATAGTGGAGAGGACAAATAATGAGAAATTTTGTGATAACATCGGATAGGTACAATTTTTTATTGGAAGGATATATAAAACTTTTTAATAAATATTGGACTGGTGATAATATACATACTACAATATTGGGATTTGATACTCCAAATGTTGTTCTTGGTGATAATTATGATTTTCATAGTATGGGAAAACAAGTTGACAACCCGATATGGACATATCCATTAATAGATTATTTCGAATCAATAGACGATGAATATTTTTTGGTTTCATTTGAAGATCATTATTTGATCGATGAGGTTAATATTGAACGATTAAACGAGGGAATTAATCTGCTTGAGAATGGGGGTGTTGATAAGTTATATCTCCATAAAGATTATACGAATAAAGCTGGCAGTAATTATAGTGGGAATTGGTATTCATGTTTGGACAATCAATCGGTATGCCATACTACATCTCTATTACCATCTGTATGGAATCGGGATTTTTTCGTAAGGTTATTGAAAAATTCAGAAAGGCTTGGTGGCAAAGACCCACATCAATTTGAAAGATTAAATAATGCATCATCACCATTGGGGTGTAATGTATTAATTACAAAGGATGTGACCGTATATCCCAATTTGGATGCGGCTAGAAGAAATTCGTTTAATTCGTCGGTGATAGATAGGTATGAAAAAAATGGTTCTGGGCATAAACAAGATTTTGCTCAAAATTTATTGGAAGAAGATGTTGACATTTTCAGGGATATGCAAAAAATTGCAATTAATAATAACTGGGGCCAGTTCAAATAATAAGGAATAAATGATATGTATGATGTAAATAAAAATAATGAAGAATTACAAAATTATAAAGGCGGTGGGTATTTTGGGCAATGGAATACTGATAAAATAATAGAATCATATTTTCCCAACCGAACAAACGGATTTTGCATTGAAGTCGGTGCCGCCGATGGAATTAGAGGATCGAATACGAAATATTTTGAAAATCTTGGATGGAACACCCTATGCATAGAACCTAATATTAAATATAAAGAATCTTTAGAACGGAATAGGGAATTGATCCGTTATTACGCGTGTGGATCGGACAATAAAGATGATATAGAATTGACAATATTTGATGTTGGTGATAATAATATAATGTCTTCATTGACTTCATTAGTTCCAGACAAACGACTTGTTCGTGATCATGGTCATCTCATTAATGATAAATATACGGTTGATGTAAATGTGAGGACATTGTCGTGAATTTTGGATAATGAAATGTCTGGCACGTCATTTGATAAAATCAAAGAAATTGATTTTATTTCCATAGACACCGAAGGTACAGAATTGGATGTTATCAGGGGATTTGATATTGATAGATATGGGGTAAAATTGTTTGTAATTGAAAATAATTATGAAGATGATAATATTGAATTGTACATGAATTCAATTGGATACATAAAAAATAATCGTTATAAAATAAACGATTTTTATACAATAGGAGATTAATTATGCAAGAATTATTTACACTAGGAGATATATATGTTTCCGATTTTATCACCGAAGGTCAGGAGCCTAGGGGTGGGAAAGAACCTTTAAAATTGATGTTGGATGAATCAACGGGTGCGGTTCGGTTGGAATCAGCGACTGATCCCGATAAAATGTATGGCAAATATTGGTATCGTTCTGGAATTAATGCTACGATGACAAATGAATTAAAAGGGCTGGCCGAAGAGTTGCCCACATTAATTCCAATAAACGATGGGGATATATATCTTGATATAGCATGTAATGACGGTACAATGTTTAAGTTTACTCCACCAAATATGATCACGGTTGGGGTTGATCCAGTTGACGATTCATATTATAGAGAATCTTCCCAACTTGCCGATTTAATTATACAAGATTATTTTACAGCCGAATCTTTTAAAAATGGCAAATATGGTGATAAAAAGGCAAAAATTATCACAACAATTGCCATGTTTTACGATCTGGATGATCCTATAAAATTTTTAAAAGATATTGATGAAATAATGGATGATGAAGGATTATTTGTATTACAAATGAGCTATACTCCATTGATGATAACACAATTGGCGTTTGATAATATATGTCATGAGCATGTCTATTATTACAATCTCACATCTATAATTAATTTACTAGATAAAGTTGACATGAGTGTAGTGGATTGCAAGCTCAATGATATAAATGGGGGCAGCTTTAGAATTTATATTAGGAAAAATAAAGCTACGGAATCGAATTTTAAAACGGCTCCATACCGTGATGTTGCAAGATATAGAATAGAAAGTATTTTGGCAAAAGAATCTGAATTGAAAATAACCACACCCGAACCGTATTTGGAATTTTATGATAAAATTTGTGAATTGCGAGATCAAACTGTAGAATTTATCAAAAAGGCCAAATCCGAAGGTAAAGTAATTTGGGGCTACGGGGCGTCAACTAAAGGGAATACTTTATTGCAATGGTGTGGATTAGACAACACCCTTATAGATGGAATAGCTGAGAGGAGCCCATATAAATTCGGATTAAAAACGGTTGGAACAAACATACCAATTTATTCTGAAGAGGAAATGAGAAAAGTAAATCCAGATTATATGCTGGTTTTACCATGGCATTTCATTAATGAATTTGTTAAAAGGGAAAGTGAGTATTTGAATGCCGGTGGAAAGTTTATAGTTCCATGTCCTAAATTTGAAGTTATAGGGGGCAAACGATAAAATGAAAAGAGCATTAATTACTGGAATAAATGGTCAGGATGGTAGTTATTTGGCCGATTTCCTTTTAACCAAAGGGTATGGGGTGTATGGAATGGAACGCCGATCTTCGGGAAAAAATAGATTAAATACAAATCATTTGGAAGGAAAAATAACATTTATCAATGGTGATTTATCTGATCAAAATTCATTGTATAGATGTGTTAGAGAATCCAATCCCGATGAAATATATAATCTGGGGGCAATGTCATTTGTTGGTGAAAGCTGGAATACTCCAGAAAATACGGGAGACATAAACGCTTTAGGAGTGTTAAGGATGTTAGAAGTTATTAGGGAATATGATAAAAATATAAAATTTTATCAGGCGTCTACATCTGAAATGTTTGGTGGAAATGTGGAAACTCCACAAAATGAAAAAACCCAGTTTTACCCACGAAGTCCATACGGCGTGGCAAAATTGTATGGTCATTGAATAACTACCAATTATCGAGAATCGTATGATATGTTTACGGCTTCCGGCATTTTATTTAATCACGAATCGGAGAGGCGTGGGGTAGAATTTGTTACTCGTAAGATCACAGATGGTATTGCACGCATACATTTGGGATTGGAATATAAAATATATTTGGGCAATCTTGATACAAAACGGGATTGGGGTTATGCGCCAGATTACGTTGAAGCTATGTGGTTAATGTTACAACAAGACAAACCCGATGATTATGTTATATCTACTGGCAATGTATATTCATTGCGGGAATTTCTAACTATAGCATTTAATGAAATAGGAATTTCGGATTGGGAAAAATACGTTGAACAGGATGAAAGATTTATGAGACCGGCCGACGTATTTAATTTGGTGGGAGATTATTCAAAGGCGAAGCGGATCATGGGATGGGAACCAAAAACATCATTGGAAGAAATGATTAAAAAAATGGTTAAAAATGATATTAATTTATTAAAAAGTGAGGTTTAATTTGAAGGATAAAGTATTGATTGTAATACCAACAACGGCTGGTAGAATGCATTTGTTAAAAATGGTACTGGATTCTGTTTATTCAAATGAAAATGTAGAAATAACTACGGTGTTAGTAAAAAATGGATCATTCCCAAGTCGTGAATTTTATGAGTATGATTTTGATTATCCAAATGTTATAAAAATGGAATCTTCTCCAGGGGGTCATATTTCACATGCTATGAATGTAGGGATGGAATATATCGAAGATCATGATTGGTATTTGTATCAAGAGGATGATTTGGTTATTACAACGGAATTGTGGTTGGAGAAAATGATTTCAGTATATAAAGATATAGATAATTGTGGTGCACTTGGGACAAGATTGCATGGTAAACAACGGTCGTATAATCCTCAAAAAGCACACACCATCGAATCGTTAAAGATTGTGGACAGGGATACTTTTGAAGTTTATTGGTCTGATGGAATTACATTGATATCGGGTGATATTATTAGAGAACATAATTTGAGATATGATGAGCATATGATGACAGTTCCAAACGCGTGTATTAATTTACAATTATTGGAATTGGGATATGAAAATTGGAGAACTGAATTAAAATATAATCATTTCCATACTCCAGGTTCTAAAACTGGAGAACCCAAGTGGGAATACGCTGATGTTCCAATCGATATGAAGCGTGGAGACTGCCAGATATTTTTGAAATATAATGGATGTGGAAATCCAAAGATACAGGAATGGATAGATATGGATACGGTTGTTGCTGGAAATTGGTTAATATCAAAAAATAGGCAAAATGAAAATTATAAAGATTTTGAATTGGAAAAGGATTAAAAATGAATATTAGAGAAACCCCATTGAAAGTGCTCGGGCCGTACGGTGACGAAGACGATGTTCAGGCACTACGGGAAGTTATTTTAAGTGGTTGGTGGGGCAAGGGTCCCAAAGTTGATGAATTTGAAAGTGCATTTGCAGAAATGGTTGGTGCTAAACACGCGATTGCTGTAACAAGCAATTCACATGGTCAGGACTTGATTATGAAAGCTATGGGGTTTAATGGAATAGATATTATCAATCCTACAATCTCATTTGTGGCTACGGCAGAGATACCATTATGGAATAACTGCACATCAAATATTGTAGATGTCGATAGAATCAATTTAAACATTACCGCCGAAGAAGTAGAAAAATGGAAAAAACCAAATACGGAAGTTGTTATAGCTGTAAATATGGCAGGAGTTCCAGCACCAATAGATGACATCAGAAAGGTATTTGGGGGATTTATAATTGAAGACTGTGCGCATAGCTGTTATACTCCCGGTGCGGGGATGAAAGGCGACGTGGCGGTGTGGTCATTTCAAGCGGTTAAAACCCTACCAATTGGTGATGGGGGAATGATTACATTAAATGATACCGAACTGGCAAATAAGATTAGACAAATGTTATGGTTTGGTGTAACTTCAACTTGGAGCAGAGCGGCCGATTCCGCTGGAACAAGACCCGGTTACGCTTGGGATTATAATGTCGATACATTGGGGTATAAATATTATATGACCGATATGTATGCGGCATTGGGATTGTCTCAAATGAAAAAATTACCAAAATTCTTAGATACTAGGAGACACATTCAGGAACGGTATAATACTGAGATACTCCCAAGTGGCATCAAACCGCCATATAGTGACACAGTTCAATATTATTGTATGCGATTGGAAGATAAAAGAAATACCGCTCCAGATGGTTCTGGGTACTCTGGTAGCAATAGAGACGATTTAATCAATTACTTGGCGGATAAGAAAATTCATACATCGGTACATTTCAAACCATTACATCAATATGAATTATTAAAATCGAGTAGAGAATATCCAGTGGCCGATACGGAATGGTTGAAATTAATATCACTTCCATGCCATAACGGTATGACCGATGACGATATAGATTATGTTGTATATTGGGTGAACAAATTTATAGAAGAGGAGTATTAAAATGGCACCATTAATATTGGGTGACGGGTTGTTAGGGTCTGAACTGAGGAGAATAACTGGCTGGGATTATGTGAGCCGAAAAAATGATGGAATTGATTTTGCTGATATCAATACATATTCCAAATATGTAAAGGATTATAGTACAGTTGTCAATTGTATCGCGTATTGTAATACATATGACAAATCCCGCGGTACTCACTGGGATGTGAATTATAAGGGTGTTGTTGATCTGGTAGATTATATGCGGAATATGGATCAGAAATTAGTACATATTTCAACTGATTATATCTACTCCAATTCAGAATCAAATGCATCAGAAAGTGACGTTCCAGTCCATTGTGAAAATTGGTACGGATACACCAAATTATTATCAGACGCGTATATTCAATTGAAAATGCCCAATTATTTATTAATTAGGGGAACTCATAAGGAAACTCCATTTGAATATGATGGTGCATATATAAATCAAATTGGAAATTTCGATTATGTGAATGAAGTAGCTAAAATTATGGTAGATTTAATTGAAGGTGAAGCCGATGGAGTATATAATGTCGGGACCAAATTGAAAACTATGTACGATTTGGCCAAAAAAACCAAACCGGACGTTATGCCTATCAATGAGAAATTTCATTATACTATGCCATCCGATGTGAGCATGGACTTAACGAAATTAAGGAAATTTATGGGAGATGATGAAAACTCCAATTGAGATAAATCCCCGAAATGTTGTCACGTGATAGCATTTTACGCCGGCCCCAGACGAAAGGATATGCGGCCGTGGTATTATTATCCAATGAAATTATTAAAATATATTTATGAAACTCATAAAAAGGTGGATGGTGGCATTCCATTTGATATCATTGTAGTTAATAATGAATATGGAAATCAACAATGTGATGAATTTTTAAAATCAATAGATGGTAAATCTTCAAAAAATGGTAAAATTCGCGTTATTAATAGAGAAAATCTGGGAATTTCTTATGGGGCATATAATGCCGCGTATCAAAAATTTAAAAATGAATATGAGTATTGATTTTTTACAGAAGATGATATTATTTTGAATAAGCCGTTGTGGTATAAGGATTGTTACGATGAATTAAATAAATCGTTAAATGATCCAACTGATAAGGTCGCTTTTATTACTCCCAATGGCATCAATACTGATCATGAAAATTCCCATGTTTTTAATGGGTGTGGATTAACTCATAAAAAATATTTAGATGAAATTGATTCAGTTGAAGGTAAGTTGCCACATGGGGATTTTGGTGGATTGGATGGATTCTTCCCTGATAAGATGGTGGCTATTAATACTGAAATTGAGTTTACTAATATTTTTTTGAGATTGGGATATGATTTTAAAGATATATTATATGATGAGAAAAAAGGTATCAGATATGTGGATTCTTGATACACCGCGGTTGGTAAAAAGGGAATTCGCAATGAGATTAATTAAAATTGAGGAAGTTTTATGACAAGTAAAAAAGTAGGATTTGTATGTACAATACATCAGAGTGATGCCCACAGACCAAATGGGTTTGAATTATTTAATGACTTTGTGCAATCACTATTTTTATCATGTGAATATCCATTTATATTATATGTGTTTGACAATGGATCGACTGACAAATTTGAAATTGAAAATGATGTTGAAAATATGAAAATAATTAGAGTTGATGATCAATACGTGAGGGGTGTCACTGGGACTTGGAACGATGGAATAAAATTGGCATTGGCTGATGAATGTGATATTGTTATAATTACCGAAGACGATGAAATCATTGACGATTCCATTAATAGTTTTATTGAAGTAATACGATCACACCCATTAAATGATAATGCTATGTATGGTCCGGTGAGTAACGCTCCGAATAATCAACACCAAAAAGCTTCAGCACCAACGGGACAAATTTTTGAAGTTGAAGGAACTCCCACAAAAGAATTAAATGGGTTTTGCATGGGCATGACCAGAGAAACTATAACATCCAATTATTATGATGAAGACAATTTCTTTAGCACTGATCCGGAAAAGGCTTGGGGCGGTCAAGACGTGGAATCACAGTCTCGAGTTGGTCATTCCATAGTGGTTGGGACTTGTTATGTTCATCATATTAAACAAGGTGGATGGAGAGAAATAAGGAGTGGCAAACGTGACAAATAATAAAGTAATATATACCGCTATTATAGGTGGGTATGATGTATTGGTAGAACCAACATTCAAGCCTGAAGGTTGGGATTTTGTGTGTTTTTCTGACAGGGATTTGAAATCTGATAATTGGGATATACGATATACTCCAGCATTATATTCAGATAATACAAGAACGGCTCGCAAACATAAATTATTAACTCATAGATATTTGCCGGAATATGAATATAGTTTTTGGATTGATGGTAATATTAGAGTAGTCGGCGATGTTAATGAATTGTTACCCAATATTGATGATTGTAATTATGCCACTTATAACCATAATCAAAATGCACTTGATCCTAGAGATTGTATTTATGAAGAAGCCCGTGTTATTTTGGAATTTGGAGAAATAAATATGGGGAAAACTCCAGAAAAAGGAATGGGTAATTACAAAGACAATCCAGACCTAATCAAAAAACAAATGGGCATATTTAGAAATGATGGATATCCTAAAAATAATGGGTTGGTTGTACAAATGGAAGTACTGAGAAAACACAATGAAGATGATATTGTTCACAGTATGGAAAACCATTGGAAATTTTTAAAGTATAATAGCAAGCGGGAACAGTTAAGCTTCAATTATATTGCATGGAAAGACAATTTGAAATTCAATTATATTGATGGTGATTCTAGACATAATAATCATTTTGTAAACATTGGAAAGCATAGTGGTAAATAATGATATTTTTCAGAATAATAGGTAATAAATTATTCTCGGCTGGAGAAGTAAACCAACTGGGATTCCCAGAGGATGATGCATCATATATCCCAGATGAATATTTACAGAATGGGGAATTTGTAGTATGCCGTACGGCGTTTGGATTTGGGGACTGGTCGATAATATCAGCGATGCCCCGATTGTTAAAAGAAAAGTACCCGAATTGCAAGGTCACAGTGCCCACAAAAGATTGGTTTGAAGATGTGTTTGGTGACATGAAACGGAATTGGCCCAGCTGGAGTGATCCTTATAATATGGGTCATGTGGTTTTTGATAATAATCCATATGTTGATGAGTATGCATACCCAACCAAAGGTGATATATTCCATGATCATTATAGAATTTATAATCAAATTGATACGCCATTGGTTAAACAGATGTTAAAGTTTTGGCAATTTGAGGGCGATGAGATGGTTGATGCTCAACCAGAAATGTATTGGTCTGATCAGGAGAAACAACTTGGTGATGAAATAATCCAAGCTGGTGTGGGGGACAACGAATTTGGCGGTTTACTGATATCCAATAGACACGATGACGCCGATATACAATTGATAGATAAATTGTTAATGGATAATGAAATGCCATATTTTTATCTAGCTCCAACGGATATACAAGACGGAAATTTCGATTATGTAAATCCGGCTATGGATTTGAGGCACGTTGATATTAGAATTCAATTGTACATACGATCTAAGGCCAAATTGAATATCGGAAATCAATGTGGAGTATTGGATACATTACCCAGATATACGGATGTTTATTCGGTACAACGGCAATATCCATTGGGTGGCAATTTTATAGATGGTGAAATTTATTTAAAGAAAGGAAAAGAATAATGAATATTTTAATAACTGGAGTGGCTGGGTTGTTAGGATCAAATCTGGCGGATTGGATAACTGATAATCATCCTGGTCATGCTATAATAGGCATTGACGATTTAAGTGGTGGGTATTTGGACAATATTAACTCATCGGTGATATTTTATAAGGAAGATTTGATAAATGATAATTTGAATTATATTTTCAAAAATCATAAAATTGATTTGATATTCCATTTTGCGGCATACGCCGCTGAAGGATTGAGTCCATTTATGAGGTCATATAATTATAAAAACAATTTGATATCTACTACGAAATTAATAAATATGGCCATTGAATACGATATTAAACGATTCGTATTCACATCGTCGATGGCTACATACGGTAGGGGGAAAGCTCCATTCGATGAAAAAGACATTCCCATGCCAATAGACCCGTATGGTATTGCCAAATATGCATGTGAAATGGATTTAAGGGTAGCACGTGAACAACACGGTCTGGATTATTGCATCGTGAGGCCACATAATGTTTATGGTAAAAAACAAAATATATGGGATAAGTATAGAAATGTATTGGGCATATGGATGAATCAACATTTGAATAGTCAACCAATAACTTTGTTTGGAGATGGTACCCAAAAGAGGGCATTTAGTTATATCGGGAATTGCATGGAACCATTGTGGAATGCTGGAGTTAAACCAGAAGCATCACAACAAATAATAAATTTGGGTGGAATGGATAATATAACTATTAATGATGCTGCTGAAAAATTATTGAATATAATGGGGTCTGGAGAAAAGATTTATTTGGAGAATAGATATGAAGTACATGAGGCGTTTTCAACTTGGCAGAAATCGATGGATATATTAGGTTACAATGAAAATATTTCATTTGAAGATGGATTGCTAGAAATGTGGGAATGGGCTAAAATTCAACCAAAAAGGAACCAAAAGGTTTGGTCAAGTTACGAATTAACAAAGGGATTATATAGTTACTGGGAGGTATAAATGAAATATATTAGTAATGTAGACACATTGTCCGCTTTATTGGACAGATTAATTACAGAAAGAATAAAGCATTTCTTTTTTACAAAGGATGGGAATGCACCCAAAATTGAACATCAAGAAATGGTGATAGGATTGATAAAAGAAAAATTGGATGAATTATTTGTGGATACTTTTAATAAAGGTAAATATGACTATATATCGGAAAATAGGACATTTGATGAACATGGTATTATAGAAGAATTAGATAGTTTGATTTTCAATGATGTAAATATAGGGGAATCTGATAGAGCTCGCTTGGAAGAAGTGAAATCGGACACTCCAGACATTGATATACTAATTAGGAATGAAAAGAGGTTACGAGTGGCAAATGAGGGCAGGGCAATGAATAAAAATAATATAGACAAAAAATTTGATAAGGGGGTAAAAGAAAATGAGTAAGATAGCCATATTGATTCACATGTGGTATGTTGATCAGTACCCATTATTCGCTAAGAGGCTTGAAAAGTTTGAATTGGATTTTGATTTATACATAAATTTCCCAAAGGAAGAAGGATTGGACACCATCCCCCCGACAAAAATTCCCGATTTTTCTAAAAAGGATGAATGTTTATCGGCATTGGAAACCATTGCTGAAAAAACATATACTTTCAATGAAAATAATGTTGGTCAAGATGGATATGGAACGCTTAAGATGATGGAAAGTATCATTGAAAATGGGCCGGTTTATGATTTCATTATAAAATTGCAATCTCTTAAAAATGAAAATCTACTGGAAAGAAATTTGGATTCGTTGTTATTAAATTCTAAAGATATTCACAACCATTTTTTGCAAAGTGATAATGTGGGAATGATAGGTTATACAGGATCAATACATAGGGGTTGACGAGAACAATATATGAATGAATTGAAGGGGAAATATGAATTAAGACACCTTAGTAGGAAATTTCATCAGGCGGCCATGTTTTGGGCTAGGTCTGAAGATATATTTCATCATATCAAAAAGTATGGAGTTGAATATGACAAATTTATTCACGCCTATTTAAATACAAGGACGTATGCACATTCTTTTGAAAGGATATGGTGGTCGTTTATGATTGATCTGGACAGGGAAGTATTTAATGTGGATTTAAAATTTGAAAGCTTGATATAATATGAAAAAAAATAAACGAGTGGTAATAATACCAACATTTTGTGAGGCACATTTGATTAAATTGCAAATTCCGAATTTGATAAATACGATAAAACCGGATGTGATAATATACAACGAGGGAATGTTTCCGGCCGGTCCTGAAAGTAATACTCAGGTCGATGATGAATTTATAAAGAAATTTACATTGGATGGAGTGAGAGGTTTTGACTTTGAGGAAACTCAAAGGATAATAAACATGGCAAAATTGGAATATCCAGATGTGGAAATAATCTTACAGAAAATGGATTATCCTGAAAAACAACATTCTATAAATTGTTTCATTCAGGCTTGTACATCGTTTGGTGATATTGAAATCGAAGAGGGTGATATTTTATTTCCATTGGAACCAGATGTATTTCATCACCATGACAGTGCAGATGAAATTGACGAATATATTGAACAGTTAGAGCCCAACCAAGGATTCAGATCAATATGGGTGGATTTTATAGAGACCCAGTATTATTGTGAAAAATGGAATTTATTGCCATTTTCTGATATGGACAATTTTGATCCTGAAGCGGGCCGGTCGAGGAGAGTTGGTATTAAATTTGGAGATATGAAATGGTACAAGAATGTCCTATCCAATTTTATGTCTCAGAATTATACCATGTTGAACCCGACTGATTTATTTACATTTCATTATCCGTGGTTTAAATTCGGAAAGTATAAAGCGTTACGTTATGCACAATTGAATAGAAAAGCCGGATATTTGGAATTTTGGGATGGTGCTTTAGATGTGATAAGAAAAAATGAAACGGGTCAGGATGTAATGATTAGGAATAGTACGGATTTGGACAATCCGAAAATATATGCTGGATATGTAGAAATAGATCATCCAGAAGAAATGAAACAACATGAAAATTGGTTATCGGAGGAATAAATGACAATTGAAAAATTAATAGATTATGGGTATAAAATAGGAATGGCTCAAGAACGGGCAGAAATTGAAAAATTGGCAGAATTTTTACAAGATCACAATTTAACTAATGCCATTGAAATTGGTACTAAGCAGGGTGGGGTATTTCATATCTTAAATCAAATAATTGCGGGTAAGGTAATTTCAGTTGATTTAGTCGGTGGTGACTTTGGAGGATGGGCCACTAAATTTCATCCGTACTTAGGAGATGTTCACAGAAAGCGTGATGAATATTTTACTGATAAATTTCCGTATGCACATTTTATCAATGGAAATTCCCATGATCAGTCTATTATTGATGAAGTAACAAAGCATCTGGACGGGGTAATGGTTGACTTCTTATTCATCGATGGTGATCATACATATGAAGGTGTAAAGCAGGACTATGAAAATTATAAACAATTTGTCAACGTGGGTGGTTATATAGCATTCCACGACATCAATGATACCGATTACCACAGGAAACGTGGGGTAAATGTGGCACAATTATGGGACGAATTGGATGGTGACAAAATAGAATTTAACGCTCATACACATTGGGCGGGTATAGGAGTTCTAAAAAATGAATCGTAAAATATTTATTGGCGGTGGGGCTATGGGTGGAATATCAGTAACCGATTTTAAGATTAACAAGCCGGATGCTGGCGAATACGAAATCCATTCATTCGAATGCAACCCAGAACAATTTGACAAATTAAAATACAGGCACCCAGATGTAAATTCATATCCAATAGCGATATGGACTGAAGATTCTACGCTCCCATTTTATTTAGGTAAACCGTGGGGGAGTTCACTAATGAAAAATAAAACCACAGGGGGAGTCAATCCCAATAATAGTGTGCAAGTGGAATCAATTGATATAGACAAATTTATGAGAGATAATTTTGATAAAGGTGATTACATTATATTCAAATTGGATATAGAAGGAGCTGAATATGAAGTATTGCGGCACATGATAAACCGTGGTACATTTGAATATATTGACGAATTGTGGGGAGAATGGCATTGGCCCAAGATTGGATTATTGGAATCGGAACATGATGCATTGGTTGACGATTTGCAAGCGATAGGATTTGAATTAAAGCCGTGGGAAGCCAACACTAAAAATAAAAGGTGGTAACATGAATATAGTATTTATTCCGAATATTGATGTCGGAGACAACAGAAGTAAACCATATAACTATTCCATAAAGAGCTGGGAAAAGTGGTGCAAAAAGAATGACTGCGAATTGTTTATATTGGATGAATTATTGTACCCAGTTTCAGATATGAAAATAACATGGCAACGATGGTATATATTTGATATACTAAAGGCGAATGATATAGAACTTACAGATGATCAACAAATCGCTTTGGTTGACGCTGATATGGTAATACATCCAGATTGTCCCAATTTTTTCGAGCATACTGATATGAAATGGTCTGGGGTATTGAATAATGGATCGTATGAGTGGGTGGTGAGAAGTATCAATGGATATGCCGATTTAATGTTTGATGGCAAACGAATTAATCCTTGGGAATATATAAATAATGGGTTGGTAATTTTCAATAACAAACACAAGGAATTTATCAAATCAATTACCGATTTCTATTGGGAACATCAGGATGAGATAATTGATAGTTATGATAAAATACGATGTAGTACCGATCAAACCATCATAAATTATTTGCGGGTTTTGGGCGGGATTGAAACTATTTATCTCCAAGACAGATTTAATTTGCAGGATTTGCATAGTAAACAATTGTTGTATCATGACCCATCGAATTGGTGGGGAGATAGTATAAGTAACTTACTTCAGTCGGGTTATATATTTCACATCAATGCCATCCCGCAGAATAGATTAAACAGAAATACTGGATACTGGATAGAACGTATTTATAAGGAAATGTACCCAAATGACTAATATAGCATTTTTCACAGAACCCAATGTCGCGAGACTGGGGGTACTGGATTAAAAGAACATACGATGAATTATACAAATACCCGTACCGAATATGTAATTTCATGATACTTATAATAAAGGGAGATTATTATGAGGAAAAATCGGGTTAATAAAATTTGTGAAACGTGTGGAAATGAATTTGAAGTTATAAAAGCTAGGGAAAAAACGGCAAAATTTTGTTGCCGAAAATGTGTGGACAAATGGAATACGGGCAAGCCCACTTGGAATAGTGGAAAAACATACGAAGAATGTTATGATGAGGAAACTATAAAATTGATTAAATCTAAACAATCACATATCGGCACGGACAATGGAATGTATGGAAAAACTCATACATCCGCTACAAAGAAAATAATGAGTGAAACGCATGCCGGCAAAACCCCATGAAATAAGGGTAAAAAAACGGGCAATACTCAGACTACTCCACGACTCGCAAAAGATAACGCGTGGGTTAAGAGCCAAATGAAAAAATATGATTTGACATACGATGAGTATGTTGCCAAGCAGGGAGAGCAAATGACATACAGACGGAAGGTTGACGTGATAACCAACAACCAGCCATTGCATACTCTTGAGAATTATGACAAACGTGGACTGGCTGGAACGGTTGGGGCATATCATGTGGATCATATCTATCCAGTTAGTGCCGGATTTAAGGATGGGATATTGCCTGAAATAATGGGGAACATAGAGAATTTACAGATGCTCCCATGAGAAGAAAATATAAAGAAAGGTGGCAAGATTGACTAATATAGCATTTTTTACGGAAAACGGATTCGAAGGTCGAGTACCTAGAAATCACACCAACATGAGAACAGAAATGGCTTGGATGTCAAGTTTAAAGGCATACCATTTTAACATACACCAACCATATAATACCAATGAAAAATTCGATTTGGGGGTTGTCATAATTCCCAAGAACAAACCACAGGTTGATATAGATAGAATTAGAACTGTGTGTAATGTGGTCTCTGTGCAGCAGGAAGGTCCCAATTGGTTTTGGCAAGACTATGATATCGCAAATCAAATCCATTTTTATAATACATTGGTCGAAGCGGATTTCTTATTATGTCATAATGAAATCGATAGAACATATTATAGTGGACTTACGGGCAAGAGGGCATATGTTCTTCAGAGCCTAATGATAGAAGATACTATCACGGAATCTGAGGTAAAAAAGGATGCTGTAATTATTGGCGGCAATTTTGTATCTTGGTATGGTGGAATGGATAGTTATATAATGGCATCCAAATTTGAATTGCCTATTCATGCACCATCAATGGGTAGAAAAAAGGATGGTGAAGAAGAAATGGTTACGCATTTGCCATATATGATGTGGACAGAATGGATGAATGAATTGAGTTCTTATAGATACGCAATACATCTAATGAGGACCTATGCAGCCGCCACTTTTTTTATGAATACGTCCAGATTTGGAATACCAACTATCGGATATAATTCAACCGACGCTGCTAAAATATTACATCCATTAACAACCACGGATGAAGGTGATTTGGAACAGGTCGGTTTATTGGTTGAAAAATTAAAAGATGAAAAATTCTATAAATTGTGTGCGGACACCTGCAAGAAACGATACGACGCGTATTATACAGAACAGGCGTGGACAGCTAAATGGAATGAAATATTGAAAGCGGAAGGGTTAGTATAATGAATGAATGTGAATGGATTAGAGAATGCCCGAATCCACGGGGTAATCCAAATTGTAAATGTAAGATTTATTATACAATTGAATGAAATTACTTGAAATCTGAAAAGGAATGTAGATTGTGTTTATCTTGTTCGGGGCTGGCTGGAAGTAAAAAGGGCAACGATACTAAAAGAAAAACTGGAAATTGGGGCATTGAAACCAAACGTAAGAATGGGACATTGCGGCACACCACTGAAGCTAGACAAAATATTAGTGATGGGTTGAAAAGTGCATATGCATCGGGAGACCGAGTTAGTTGAAATGAAGGTCTGACTTCTGAGAATGATGACCGAGTAGCCAAAACGGGCATGAGCCGATATGGTAAATTGAATCCCAATTACGGGCTTGGATTTTATAAAGTGTGGGTTGAAAAATATGGTAAAGAAACAGCAGATGAAATGAATGAAAATCGCATTCGTGCAATGGTAGAAACAAACGTTGGGATGCCATACCATGAGTGATTAATAACCCTTACCAAAAAGGAAAGGTATTACCATGATGTCCTGCGTGCAACTAAACAACAACCGATTAAACTATTGGAGAATTTTGAAAAACGGGGAAGAGTCGATTTAGTTGACGACGCGTACCATTTAGACCACATAATTTCAATTTGTTATGGGTATGAGAACGGAATTCCTCCAAAGGTAATTGGTGATATATCAAATTTAAGATTTATCCCAGCAATTGAAAATATTAAAAAAGGAAAACATAATGGATAAAATACAACCAATATCATTTATTATACCAAGCAGAACAAATTTGAAGTATCTGAAAAATGCATACAAATCTATCAGGGAGAACCTAGACCCAATTCATGAGATTTGTATGGCTGATGATGCGTCTACTGACGGAACGTGGGATTGGATGCTTGAAATTCAACAGAAAGACGAGCGGGTTAAAATACACCGAAACGAGGGTCCGGACCGACAGGGACACACAATTTTATATGATGTCCTTGCCCTTGAATACGCAACCAATGATATTATGTGTATATTTCACGCTGATATGTGGGCGGCAAAAGGCATGGACGTTGCAATGTTAAAGCATTTGGCTCCAAATGTTATGGTGTCCGCTACACGTATAGAACCTCCTCTACATTTTGAAGAACCCCTTAAAAAAATCATTAAAGATTACGGCATTGAACCGAATGAATTCGTGGCATCTGATTTTGATAAATACGTTGAGCAATTGAAATTGGAACATAGGGGTAAAACAACTGAAAGTGTGTTTGCCCCATGGGTATGTTATATATCGGATTTTAAAGAAATTGGGGGCCATGACCCACTTTTCGCTCCCCAAAGCAAGGAGGACGATGATTGTTGGAATAGATTTATGCTTAATGGTGGCAATTTCATTCAAACATGGGAAGGGTATGTGTACCACCTCACATGCCGTGGAAGCAGAATGGCGGACGGTGCCAAACGAAATCCAACGGGTGAGGTGATTATGGCTGGCCGTGAGACAGACGAATGGTTAAAACAGAACATGAAAAGTACGCGTAATTTTATCAGAAAATATGGAGTTATGGTTAAACAAAATGAGTATGGCCATCCTATAATTTCTCCTAAATACAATATCGGATTTCTTATCAAAAATTGTGATAAACAATTGCTGGAAGCGGTAGAGCCATGGTGTTCATCTATACATACTGATATGTCACCGATATCCATAGAAACGTACATTGAAAAGGAACAACCAAACACATTGTATGATTTGAGTAAGCGGGTATTTGCGTATGGTAAAAATTCATTTGTAGCTCCCGACATTTTGGTCGCATTTGATGCTAATGAATTGGATAAGAATAATATAAATACATTGTCAATGTTGCCCGATATTATTGAGGACAGTGGTGAAATTGGACAATTTGAATTGGGTCCTTTCACCGTGACAATTAACGAAATGATAAGATATGAAAATGATCTAATTAAAGTGAATAAGGACGGGAGACTGAGATAATGAAAAAGAAAGCATTGGTCACTGGTGGTGCAGGATTCGTGGGTTACAATTTAATTAAACGACTGGTAGATGATGGTTGAAATGTAGTATCATTGGACAATTATGTAACTGGCACAATGGACAATCACATTGATGATCCACTGGTCAAATATTACAATGTGGACATACAACAAATAAAAGATTATGACTTCTTTATGAGTGATGTTGATATGATATTTCATCTCGCGGCAATCCCTCGAATACAACCATCAATCAAATATCCAGAGTTGGTATTGAAAAACAATATATTGAGTACATTGAATATATTGGAATATGCTAGGAAAAATGAAATCAAAGTTATATTCGCGTCATCTTCATCAGTAAGTGGGGGTATTGAAAAGAACCCATATACAGCATCAAAGGGTGCATGTGAAGATTTATGTAGAATGTATGCTAATGTATATGGTATGAATATATCCATAGCTAGATTCTACAACGTATATGGTCCTCGGATGATTACCAGCTGTGAATTTGGAACTGTATTGGGAGTATGGCAACGAAGATACAAAGAGGGCAAGCCATTAAAAATTACAGGCGATGGAACTCAGAGGAGAGATTTCACCCATGTTGAGGATATTATAGACGGTCTGATGTCATCGGTATATCAGGATGATAAAGGCCATTTATATGAATTGGGTCGGGGGGAAAATTATTCGATGAATGAGATAGCCGATATGTTTGGTGACGTGGAACGAATATATGTGGATAGGCCAGAAGGTGAAATGGAACATACGTTGTGTGAAGTCCAATCAATTCCACTTAAAAGAAATGTTAGGGATTTTATAGAAAGTGTAAAATAAAATCGTATTTGAGCTAGGGCTCTGATATATATTATAAAGGAATAAAGGTTATGAAATACAAAATAGGTGTTATAGGTATGGGGTTCGTAGGAACGGCCGTACGAGAAGGATTAATGGAAAAATTTCCCATTTATACAAGCGATTTGAATCAAAAAACGAATGCTCACAATGGTCATCAGAATCATCATCCGTGTGCCGACAATATCCATGTACTGAATAGGTCAAATATTATATTTTTATGTGTAAACACCCCAATGAATAAGGATGGTAGTTGCAATACTGAGATAGTTGAAAAGATTATCGGTGAATTTGATAATGTAAATTTTGATAAAAAGAAAATTGTCGTGGTCAAATCTACAGTTTATCCAGGATTTACAGAAATGATGAATAAACGGTTGACTAATTCAAAATTAAGTATCGTATTCAATCCGGAATTCTTGACCGAAGCGAATTTCATCGAAGAATTTAAGAATCAAAATAGGATTGTATTGGGTGGGCCTGAAGAATCAGTCAATTTTGTGGCGGATATGTATCAAAAAATATTCTTGAACGAAGAAGATTGGGAACAGGGAATTGAAATGCGTACATCACAATATTTATGTACGGATTCGACAACCGCCGAAATGGTAAAATATACAGCCAATTCATTCTTAGCAACGAAGGTATCATTTTTCAATGAAATGAAACAGATTTGTGATAAATTAAACATTGACTTTGACGAAATGATCTCGTATATTGTATATGACAAGAGGATTGGAGATTCTCATAATAAAGTACCTGGTCCAGATGGAAAATTGGGTTTTGGGCTCTCGTGTTTTCCAAAAGATTTAAATGG